CGCCTCCAGCGCGGCGACCGCCGCGGCCAGCTGACGTACCTTGGCCCGGCGATGAATCCCAAATTCGCGCGCGATCGACCGGGCACATGGGCGTGGTTTCACTGCACGTGCGGCACCGTCAAGAAGATGCGGCGCTACATCGTGTCGATGGGCCGCACGACGTCGTGCGGGTGCAGGAAGGGCCCTGGCATCAGGGCTGTGCACCTGGCGAGCGTTCGCGAGGCCGAGGCGAAGAAGCGCGCGGCTGGGGTGCGGTGATGGCGGCGCCGCTGAGGAGGGTAGTCAAGCGCGACCTGGTGCACAGGGGCGCGTCGCTGTCGAAGCGAGGCGACACGATCACGATGACCAACTACTACGATACGTCGTTCACCCTCGAATGCGGACACCGCATCTACGTGCGCGGCAGCTGCTCGCCGAACGCGGACAGGAAGCGCTGCAATAAGTGCGTTGTCATCGAGGGGGAAGCCTGATGGCCCGCAAGCAAACCCGCCGCACCGTCTCGCTATGCGCCGACACCTACGCACGCCTGCGCGAGCACGCCGAGCAGCGGCAGACGACAATGAGCGATGTCGTCGAGAAGCTGCTGGCGCCCGTGCTGCATTCGACGCCACCGGTGGCCAAGCCGCGGCGGCCGGTTCATGGATGCGCGCCGGCGCCGGGCGGTGGGGTGCGGCTGTGGTGATCGAAATGGAGGCGCATCAATGAGCGATTACAGCCGCGTCGTGGATGTCGTCATGGGCGCCATCGGCAAGATTGGCGAGGCCGAACGGATGCTCAGCGGTGGGCCAGCGTCGTTCTACTTCGAGAAGATGAAGATCTATGCCGAGATGCTTTTCGATCGCGCTCCGTTCAAAGTTGGGTCGACGGTCAGGCTGACGCGGGATCTGAACATCTCCAAAGAGAAATCACCAGGCTGGTGGGTGTATCGCCATATGCTCGTCGCGGGCTACACCGGACGCGTCCTCGAGATCGACGCCGAGCGGTATGGCGACGGCAAGTTCCGTTTCTGCGCGCTCGTCAGCCTCCATAATCCGACATACATGAGCAACTGGGATCCAGCGCGCGGGTCGCTTCGAGAGGACGAGGAGGTGGCGCGCCCGTGCCATAGCGAGGTCAACCTGTGGCTACGCGAGGGCGAGATCGAGCCGGTGCAGCCATGATCGGCGCCGTCATCATCGACCGCCTACACCGCGCCGCGCGCACGCTGTGGGCCACGATCCAGCTGGCCGTGCTGCTCGCGTCGCCGGGCGGCGTGCTGCTGGTGCTCGCGCTGGTGCGGGCGCAGCGGGGTGGCCAGTGATGCTCACCGAAAAGCAACGGGCGATGCGGGTCGTCGGCATCGTCTACATCTTGACCGGGGGATCAACGGAGGCCTCCGCCAGCCTCAAAGACATTATGCGGTACGCGGTCGAGCACCGTGTCTTCGAGATGACCGACGAGGAATTCCAGGCCCACGTCAGGCCGCACGTCATGCTGGCCCAGTCGGAGCGCGGCGAATCGTGAGCGCGCCGCCTCGCCGCATCATCCTTACCGACGGTCAGCTCGAAGCACTGCTCGAACGTGCAGTTGAGCGTGGGGTGACCCGCGCGCTAGCGTCCGCGACGGCTAGCATCTCGTCGCGCGGGGCAGAGGAGGACCCGACATGCGACAACCAGGAATCTACGGACCATATCCGCACCGACGAAAGTGGCGCCTCATCGTGGTCGGAGCAGGAGGCAAATCGACTCCTGTCTCTTATGACTCAGAAGCAGACGCCATCAGGGCGAAGGAAGCCACGGAGACCAAGCGCGCAGCGCAGGACGGGGTGACGGTGACGCTGGCGATCGACAAGTACGAGACGTGGCAGAGGGCGCGCGGGCTGAAGCCGAGCTCGTACGTAACCACGCGCCGGCGCCTCGACAAGTTCTTGTCGAAGTACTCGAAGGAGCCGGTGACGCTGCTGACGCCGGCGAAGGCGAAGACGATTTACGACGGCTTCGTCACCGACGGGACGTCGATCGACTCGCACCGCAACATGCTCGCCGAGACCAAGACGTTCATGAACTGGTGCGTCGCCCAGGGCTGGATCAAGCGCAGCCCATTCGCACTGGTCAAGGGCGTCGGCAAGAAGCGCAAGGGCAAGCCGCAGCTGCGCTTCGACGAGACGCGCCGGTGGTACGACGCCGCGCATCAGCTGGCGGCGGAGGAGGAGGGCGCGATCGCGGCGCTCGCCACCTTCGTGTTCGGTCTGCGCGCGTCCGAGGTCGTCAACGTCGTCGTGCGCGACCTCGACAACGGCGGGTGGCTGCTCTGGATCCCCGACTCGAAGACCGAGGCCGGCAAGCGGACGCTCGAGGTGCCCGACGACATGCGCCCGCTGCTGCTACGACTCGCCGACAGCAAGAGGGCGAACGATCTGCTGTTCGGTGCCGGGCGCACCCGCTACTGGGTCTATTACTGGGTGCAGCGGATCTGCGAGCTCGCCAAGGTGCCGAAGGTGTGCGCCCACGCCATGCGGGGGCTGCACGGGACGACGGCGGTGAGCGCGGCGGCGACGCCGAGGGCGGTGGTCGAGGCGGTGAAGCAGGCTTCGGCGGCGCTCGGCCACGCATCTACCGGCGTCACCGAGCGGCACTACCTGGCGCCGGGCGTCATCGAGCAGGCGCGGCAGCGGGCAGCGTTGGCGATTGTGCAGGGCGGGAAGAGGTAGAGCCGTGGGAAAACGGATCGGCCAGATTGTTTTCCCACGGCCCGAGGCTGAATCAGTAAGTCTGGAAGTGCTTGGATTTTGGTGCGAAAGGGGGGGGTCGAACCCCCACGGGTTTTATCCCACAGGAACCTGAATTCCGTGACAGCATTGAAATGATTACGTAATTCGATAATTCGACTTTCCCGCGCGACGAGATGTCTAGCCATTTCGACTACTTAGATCGGGAAAATCGGTAAAACGTCTATTCCGTGTAACGGTTCTCACAATATCGCGTAATTGCAGGTGCTATAGTGCCCCCGCGCCACATAACGCATGAACTTGATTGGGGCGATGAGGGGGCAACATGGCACTGGGGAAGGGTAGCGGTCAGGCCCTCGTAAAATCTGCACCTTTATCGATTGACACTGCTGTCCGAGAACTCGCTATGTCGGGTTCTGAGGAGCTACGCAAGCGCGTCCTCGAAAAGTTTCTTGATCAGTGCGAGACGCCTGAGGAAGCCATTGAACTAATTAATAAATTGACGTCTGCCTGCGAGGATTATGAGCGTAGACACCTCGCCAGCCTTACGAAGCGCACGGACGCTATTATCGATGCCAAGAACCGGGATCCGGACGAAATCGATCGTCGCAAAGACGCGACGACACGTCGGAGCCTGGCTCTTATATTCGGGGCGGCTGGCGCAGTGTCGGTAATTGGGGCATTGGGACTTGCAATTTTTGCGTCAGTCCCGGCTGTTTTCGCTACTGGTTTGGTCGTCGTCGGTGGTGTATGTTTAGGATCAGCCGGTCCTATGTACGTCGGGAAGCCTCTTGACGGCAAGGAACTGATCTCGATGATCAAGGAACTAGCCCGGCTGAGAGGCAACAAGAAGAAGGGAGGGGGATGATGAAAAAGTGGTCTGTCATCGCCATCCTTGTGAACGTCGGCACTGTGCTCGGAAGCATGGGGGTAGCGTGGCTACTGCTAGGCCAGTACACGCGACTAAGCCTGACCGGGACGGACGCATACGTCACTGCAATTCTGTTTCCCGCAGCTTTGCTCGTCGGCATTTTCGCTGGCAGGGTTTCCTATCGATTGGCCAAGAAGGACGCGTCCAGATCGGCCCTGCAAGCCGCCGTCAAGAAGCTCGTCGACGAAGAACAGCGTCCATCTCGATCGAATAACAAGGTCCCGGCGTAGCCCTCCGACCAATCTCCGCCCCGGCGGAGTCCACCACTCTGACGCCTCACTCAGGCAGGTCGTCCTCGCTCCACGTCGGACCTGACGGCAGCTCGAGCCGCGTCCCACGCAGGAAGCCCAGCAACTCGTCGTACCGCTTCTCCGCCGCCGCCAGGCAGGTCTCGACCAGGTACGCGCGCAGCGCGTCGTTGTCGCGCGCCAGGTCGTCCACCTGCTTCGCCGCCAGCTCGAGCGCGTGTGGAGTCCGCGGCCAGCGCGCCGGCCAGCGCCGCACCAGCTGCGCGACGACGTGCGTCGCCCAGAGGCCGCCGCGCAGCGAGGCCGCACCCGACATCGCGGCTCCCCTCGCGCCGCCGCAGCGCGGGCAGAAGTCGTCGCCCGGACGGCACGCCGGGCAGGCTGGGACACCGGTGCCGGGAGCCATGGTCCGGAAGGTGCACTGCGCACCCGTTCAGGTCAAGGCCTCGGGCAGGAACGCCAGGCGGCCTCGTAGGTTAGAGCATGCCCGATCGCCGCATCGACTGGCTGACGCCCGACGAGATCGAGCTGGTGCGCCGCCGCTGCGCCACTCGGCGCGCCGACGATGTGCTGGTGCGCCTGCTCGCCAGCTACGACCGCGAGCGCACGCGCGCTGAGGAGCTACTCGCCCAGGTGCACCACGAGCGCGCGGAGAGGCGCCGCGCGACTTAGTTTCCGTGAGGTGAATTCGACCCGCTCACGATGGCGAGCGAGGTGAAGCCGAAGAACTTGCTGTCCTGCCGGTCGCAGTGAAGGTGCTCGTAGAGCGTCCAGGCGTTGTAGGCGCCGCTCTCCGGATGTTGCTTGGCAGCCTCGAACGTCGGCCACTCGAAATCGACTGTACCCGACAGCCAGCACGTCTCGTGCGCGTCATAGACGAACGCTTGCGAGCTGGATCCGTCGAGGGTCGACTTCTCGTTCATGGCGATCGAATTGACGATTACGCCATGCTGCCCGTCGTCGAACGACGTCTGCAGGCTCTCCTGCGCGAAGTCGTAGGAGCTCGAGCACCCCGACTCCTGCCGCGAGCAATTGATGGACCTGGCCGAAGAAAACTCGGGATTGTCGGCGGCGCCGGGGATCTCGAGCGGCGTAGAATTGCACCCGGACACCAGCGCCACGACTCCGACCGCGACCATGTTCGCCACCGCTCTCATGTTGCACCCCACGACTGCTTAAACGGGAAAGGACAGATATTAATTCCAGCCAAAGTAGCCCGAAAATCAGCCGCGCGGTAGTGCGCTATGGCACGGGATTGGCCACCCACTCCTTCCAGACGTCCAGGTCGGCGTCTGGCACGTAGCAGGGCAGGTGCATCCAGGTTGGGCAGTGGGTCATGTCCCGCAGTATGGTGAGCACGTTGACGGTCTGCACCTCGGAGACCATGGCGTTGTAATTCATCATCTTATCAGCGGTATCTCCGGGGGACATAAGCGGCACGAGCGAGACCGATCCCCCCTTCTCGTGGCACAGCAGGCAATGCTCGCCCTCGATCCGGTCCTCGATGTCTGGGTAGAAGTGAACGCCGCCGGTCAGATCGGTTGGCGTCGCCAGGTCGATGGCGGCGGCTTGGTCGAGCGCCGCCGCCATGTCATCGACCACGATCGGTGGAGTGGCCATGTCGGTGACTTCGACGCAGGAGCGAGCGCGTCCAGGAGCGCTGACGTCCCATCGGTAGCCGCTCGGGCACGCCGCATCGGCGAACGCGCACGCTGCCATAATGCAGACGCCGCCAGCGCCGCACTGCGCGCTGGTGGCGCACGTGAACGTCGGGTGCTCGCCGCGGCAGCTCAGAAAGGCCACAACGAGGAGCGCGGCCTGGCGCATCAGCGGCGCCTCGCCAGCAGCACGCCGGCCGCGACCAGCTCGGCACCGCCCACCGCCAGCGCCACGATGCCGGCCGTATGTAGCTCGCCGCCGCGGTCCCAGAGCTGGCGCTGGTCGGGCAGCGTCGCCGCCCGGCGCGCCGCCCCGTCGTCACGGGCGCCCAGGGCGAGCACGATGCCGCCGGCGGCCGCCACCGCCAGGCCGACGCCGCCGAGCACCCAGCCGGCCACGCGCGTGCGCCGGCGCGGGGCGGGAGCATCGACCGCGGCCGACGGCGGCGCCGCGGGCGCGTCGCGCGGCGCGACTTCGGCTCGCGGCGGCGAGGCGGCCGGCTGCTTGGCCGCGCGCTCCGCCGCCGCTTCCGCGTCCATCTCCGCCGCCAGGCGCTCGGCCGCAGCTCGGTCGCCGCCTTCGGGCACCTGCGCCAGGTACGCGCGGTAGCTGTGCGCGGCGGCGGCGAACTGCCCGAGCTGGCGCTGGCACTGGCCGATGTTGAAGAGGATCTCGGGCGCCTGCGAGGCGCCATAGGCAGCCTGGAAGCGGTCGAGCGCGTCTTCCCAGTGCTGCAGCCGGTAGGCGTAGGCGCCGCGCTCGTACAGCTCGCGGGCGTCGTCGGCGTCAGCGCGCGCTGGTGACGCCAGGAGCATCACGGCCACCAACGAGAAAAAAAGGCGCACGGGAGGAGCTTGGCATGCGGAAATCGGGGGTCGTCAATCGCGCGAATGGGTGCGGTGCATTGTCGCAGGCCATGTCGGCGGAGTCGGGAACCTGGCATGGGTCGAGACAGTTGTTATGCCAGCAGACCTGGCCGGGGTCGCAGACGGTCCCGCCGTTGCCGCACATGCCGGCGTCGGGCGATCCCGTCGGGCCGCCGCAGCCGATGAACAGGAGCGCCAGCGTAAACAGCACGCAGGCGAGGAACGCGCAGAGATATGCCTTGAGCAAATGGAACCTCCTCCTAGTAGCCGGTGGCGAGCTGGAAGTGCATCGGGTCGAAGCGATGGCCGAAGTCGCCGCCCCACATCCAGCCCTCGGCCTTGAACGCGTCGACCCAGGCGGGCGGGATGTCGAACTGGCTGCGCCGCGGGTCGTCCTCGTAGCAGGGCGACACCAGCTTGTTGGTCTCGGGGTTGATGTCGACCGCGATGCCCCAGGTGTGCGTGCTCAACAGCAGCCCGTTCGAGCCGCGCTGGGCCCTGGGCGCGAAGCAGCCGATAGTGGTCAGCTCGTAGCCGCCGATGACCGAGCACCGCGCCAACGCGCGCCTGAGTGGCGTCAGGATGAGCCGGTGGACGTAGAGAGCGTGGCGGACCAGCGGCAGGTCGTAGACCTTGACCATGCTGGCCGACTCCCAGGCGGCGTCGACCTGGCCGGGCGGCCGGTAGCGCGGGTCGCCGTAGGTGGCGATGATCTCGGCCAGGCCGTTCGGTGGGCGCGGCGGGATGACGTCGGCGTTGCCCATGGCGGTCCTCCTACTCGAAGCGTTCGCGGGTGTCGTGATCCTTGGCGCGGCACTCCTCGAGGTGTTCAGGAAGGCGACGGGCCACGACGAGCGCCATGCACAGCGGGCAGCGCACGGGCGTCGAGGTGGCCTGGTCGTCCATCACATCGCCTGCCGCACTCCACACGCCGCCGGGTGCGCCGCCAGGTACTGCTTCAGCACCTGGATCGCGTGATCGTTGCTGCTCGCCACCAGGAGCGCGCGCGGCGACATCTTGCCCTTCGTGGACGGCGCGGCGGGCTGGCCCAGGCTTTCCAGCCACGCGAGCAGAGCCTTGGCGCCGCACTCGAGCTGGCCCGGCAGCAGCTGCAGCGCCGCGGACTCGAGGTCGGCGGTCGTGCTGTTGGGGTTGCTCGCGATCTGCTGGGCGGTGGCGAAGCCGATCTGCCCTTCGGACGGCAGCTGGCCGAGCTCGCATGCCCCGAGCGCCTTGCCGCCGGCGGTCGCGCAGCCGCTCAGCGTGAGCGCCAGAAACGCTAGCGGGAGCATGGCGCGCAGGCTCGATCCGGGCGGCAGCGGCATCTTGGCATCGGCCGGCGGCGCCCAGAATGCCGCGAGCTGATGGTTGACGATCAGAAGCAAGCCCTGAACGGCCACGAGCGCGTGCAGCGCCTTGGCGCTCAGCAGTCCCTGCGTGCCGACGACGCCATCGATCAGCGCCATCACGAGCATGAACCAGAAATGGAACGTCTTCAGCTGTGCCTTCATTTCTTTTCCTTTCGGTTCTTCTTCGGCAGCCGGTCGTTGCCGTGCTGCAGCTTCTCGGAGTTGGAGATTCGCTCGCTCCCGCGCACCGGGATGCGCACGCGACGGGTCGTAGAGGACACGCGGAGAGGTGGGAGTTTCATCGGGCCGCACCGGCATCCACCGTCGACGCGGGTGTCGGGATGATGACGTGGTGGTCGCGCCATTCGCGCTGGGCTGCCGTCTCGACGAGGATGTCGAGCTTGCGATCGATACCCGGAAGCACGGCTTTGATCGCGGCGATGTCCTCGCTGTGCTTCGCCACCACCTCGGCCCGCGCAAATTTGCCGAAGTAGGCCGACACGCCCATGCCCGCGAGCAGGATGGCGACGGCGCCGGCGAGCATCGCCGTGAACCACCAGTGCGCCTTCTTCGCGGCCTCTGTGATGGGGCCGTCGGTCATTGGTTGAACTTGCCCGCGTTGGCGAGGTTGGTGACGTAGGTCGTGATGGCCGACGGCATGGCGGCGCTGTACGCGTTCAGATAGGCGGCAGGAGGCGAGGAGTCGACGAGGTTGTTGTTCTGATCGAACAGTTGGCCGTTGATGAGCGAGAGCCTCTTGCGCGGTAGGCGCTCCACGCCGCCCGCATCGACGAAAGCGACCTCGAGAACGGAGGATGCTCCGTTGATGATCTGCAAGCCGACCACGGTCTCGGTGAGCGTCTTTGCACTGACGGTGACGGACATCGGCAGGACTCCCATTGGTTAGTTGAAGGCTTTGCGGCTCTGCTCGACCCAAGCTGGCGTCGAGAGGCGGTCGTCCCACCTGAACGTCAGCACGATGAGCGAGCCCGATCCGGTGGTGAAGGCCAACGCGGTCGAGTCGATGCGGACGTTGCTGCCCCACGAAGTGCTCACGGTGTAGGCGCTGGCGGTCGCGTCCTTGCGCATGACGATCGTGCAGACCTCGCCTGCGCGCCCAGCAACCATCGTCGGGCCGGTCACGTTCGCCGTGACGGGGCCGAAGTCGATGAAGTTGCCGGCGGTCGGGTCGAATGCGGGCGTGGCCGAGAAGGCAACGGTCTGCGACGAGATCGGACCGATACGGTTGCTCGAGATGCCGTTCAGGTTGATGGACAACTGCGTTGTGTTGCCGAGATGGTCCTGGAAGATCCAGGAGTCGCCTCCCATCAACACCTGGTTGCCGCTGCCGAGAGCGAACGTCGTCGTCGTGCCGAGCGTGGAGTTGGCCCACGTCATGACGCTGCCGCCACCGTTGACGAGCGTCGTGAGGCCGAGCGTGTGCGACTGCCCGCTGCTCGTCGGGACGACGGTGATCAGCTTGTTTCCCGACGAATCCAGCGACGAGAATAAGCTACCTGACTGCGTCGAGGAGTTGGCCTGGACGACGACGCCCATGGCCGCGTCCGCGCCGGTCTGCACCCATAGGCCGGCGGTATTCGTAAGGGTCGCGTTCGTGCCCGCCTTCGGCGCGCCGTCGATCCACACCAGCGCCGTGTTCGTGACGGTGGAGGCACCGACAAAGCCCAGGGTCGGCGGCTGAATGCGGATCCACCGCTCCGTTGTCAGGGCACCGGTGGCGAGCTGAACCGTCCGGTTGAGCGCGAAGTTGATGTCGTTGTACTCGGTGCTCGCCGTCAGATTCGTGTGCGCGCCGCCGACGATCGACATCGCCGATACCGCCGCGGTCGCCGTCTGCACGTTCTGAGTGATGCGGAAGCGGGTGCCGCTGAAGAACAGCGACCCCATGTTCGCGCCGCCGATAGTGAGGCCGGTCGTGTTCGTGCCCCAGACGGTGCCGGTGCCCGAGGCATTGAGGTCGAAATTGTTGCCGGTGAACGTGTAGTTGCCGAGCGACGCTCCGCCGCCAGCCGCCCACTTGATGCCGCCCGGCTGCGTATTGTCGAACGTCAGAACCCAGCCGTTCGTAACGCCGCTGCCGCTCAGCACCGTGACGGCGCTACCCGTATAGGTGACGAGGTCGCCCAGGTTGGCGAATGCGGGCGCCAGCAATGTGTTCGCCACGCCGCCGAAGCTCCACCGCGGGTTGCCGGCGACGTCGCACCAGAGGCCCTGCTCCGTCGAGCCGAACGGCGATGACGACTGGGTGAGCACGCCAAGGCGCGTGCCGCCCTTGAACGTCGACGAGATGGCGATCAGCAGGTTCTTTGCCTGCGTGATCTGCTTGTTCCACAGGCGCGTCGTGTCGCGTGGAACCTGCACGTCTCCGCGGTCGACCCCGAGAGTGGAGGTGGTCTCGCCCGAGCTCGCCGCACCGCTCGTGCTGGTGCCCCAGAATAGCGGGTCGAGCGCCGTCTGGCCGTCAGCTGCCATGGGTTTCGCCTATTGGAGGACTGCGACGCGCCGCCGCAGGTGCGTTGTGGAAAGTGAGAAGGCTAGGCCCCGGGAACAATCGCCCCGGTGCGAGAAAAGGTCAGCGTGACGCCGTAGACCTTGTCGCCCGAGTTGAACGTCTGCACCTGCAGGCCATAGGAGTTGCCTGCGGAGCCCGTCAATCCAAGAGACGAGAGCGTAATGATCTGCTCGCCCGAGCCGGCGCTGTTCGCCGTTGCGATCGTAGATGTCGACGTCGCGCTCGTGTTGTTGATGTTCGTGGTTCGCTGAAGATTGACCGTCATGTTGGTCGCGCCACCCTGCGTGACGCGCACCGCGATCGTCGTCAGCGTGGTCGATGCGTTGGCGGCGAACGGAATTTCGATCGGGCAGATCAGGATCCCGCTGCCATTGGCTGTCCAGCCCCATGAGGCAGCGGTGAACGTACCCAGGTTCACGGCAAGACCATGACCTGAGATGACGTACTGCCACGTCACCGTCTGGGTATAGGTGATCGCGCCGGCGGTGGGGCTCGCAAGAACGCCGCCAGCCCCGTCGACGACGAGCCCGGAGAACGTCACGTTGCCGGGGTTGTTGATGTTGTCCATTACGTTCTGAAGGAACGACGCTTGAATTACCGTTCCGTTCAGCCACGTCGCCGGATTCGTGATAGGACCGACGGCCATGGGCTACGCCTTCCGCGTGATGGTGCGCGCCGCGACGTCGACCGAATCGCCGTCGCCGATCTTGTACTTCTCGCGCAGCCGCGCGCTCAGCTCGTTGCCGCGCGTGACGTTCCCCTGCGCCATCTGACGAAGGTTCTCGATTTGCAGCTGTAGATTGGCCGCCTGCGCCTCATAGAGGTCTTTCTTCAAAGACACGTTCTCCAGCGCCAGCGCATCTTCTTCGCTCAGCGCGGTCGGTAGCTCTTCGCTCATGCTTTCCTCATGTCGTCGGCGCGCCGAGCTGCAAAGCCTCGACGAGCGTCACCCAGCCTTCGAACGGGTTGGCGTTGTTCCAATCGTTTCCGGCACCCACGGCCGCCACCGATGCGTCCGCCGGCGCCCAGGACCCCGGCTTCGCTCCTGACGCCGTAGCCGACCCGGCGCCGAGCATCGTCGTCTGCGCGTCCCAGAGGCAGCGCACGACGATGGCGGTGTCGCGCTTCCAGAAGACCGACCCGGCCGGCGGCGTTGCGTTCGTCGTCATCGTCAGCGTGGCCGCCCATTGGTTGCCGCTGGCATCCCACCGCCGGAGCTCGAGCGCACCGCCTGCGACGCGAAGAACCACTCGGTTCTGCGCCGCCGCCTGCGCCACGTCAAAGATCACGCCGTTCGGCTGCGAGCTCGCGTCAAACGTCGGCACAACCTCCAGTGCCAGCCCGCCGCGCACGACCGACGCCATCGTCCGCTGCAGCAGCGGGCTCAGCACGTTGACGCCCTGGCTCGCGCTCACGGCCTGGCAGGTGGTCGCCCCGAGCGTCCCGGTCGAGCCGATGGACGAGCGCACCACCGGCGGATACAGCACGGCCGGATTTCCGGTGACCTCGTAGAGATAGGCGTCGGCGACCGCGATCTGCCCGTTCGTCGCAAGCCCTGCGTCCCAGGTGACCTTGAAGACGAGCGTCCCGACCTCGCTGCCGCCGAACGTGCACTGCAGCGGCAACAGCTGCCACCCTTGCGACTGCTTGAGCGCGAACGTCTGCGAGAACGTCGAGGTGGCGCCGATGATGAGCGTCACATCGGTGAACGCGCTATCCGACGACAGCTTCTTGACCCAGACGCCGCCGACGTATGACCTGTTGTTGGGGACGACGGCAATCCCCTGCTGCAGGACGGGTGCGACGCTGATGCTCGTGGCTGTCAGCGTCGGGGCGGTGCCGCCGTCTCCGATTGCCGGTGACACGTTGGCGTTGCTGACCTTGCTCGCGTTGACGAGCGACCAGTCAGCGCCAAAATCGTTCGATCCCTTGAGCAGGTTCGTCCATGCGCCGTGCGCGCGGAAGCCGTGCCCATTGAGCGCCGGATGCGATGGAAACGACGCGCTCGTTGTCGTCGGCGTGAGTCGATAGCTCGTACGGTCGACCGCGGCCGTCTCGAGCAGCACGCCCGTCCCGCTCGCGCGCGCCGCCGTCGACCACCCCGGCGAGTCGACCAGTGGGAGCCACAGCGTGCGCTCGCCGGACGCCGCCTGCTCGACCGTCAGGCTGAACTTCTCGTATAGCCCTACCCGGTAGAGCGTGTACTTCACCGCTGTCGTCGCGGTGCCGTCGTAGGTCGCCGAGACCGCAATGGTCAGACCGGTCGTGCCAAAGGCCGTCCCGGTAGCCCCCGTCGTCCGCGGCACAATGTCGAAGGCGAAACGCGCCCGGGTCGCCGAGGGCGGGACCGCGATCGAGAATGCAGACGTCTGCCATGCGCCGGTGGCGTTGTTCCAGTAGTAGGTGTTCCCGTCGCGATTGACGTCCGTGACCTGCATGGTCAAGACGGAGACGCTCTGCGTATTTGTGTAGGAATAGTCGAGATGGACGCGATGCGTGAGCAGGTTGTTGATGCTGCTGGCGGCCTGGCGCAGGCCAACCGCTTGTCCGATCGTGGCGGCCGTCAGATCGAGTTGTGCCGCCGAGCCGGTGTACTCCCAGTTGATCTGCAAGCTCGTCGACGTCGACTGCGTCAGCGTCGCGGCGCCGGTCTTCGTCCACCCCGTCGGCACGCCGGTCGACCAGGTCGAGAAGTGCTCATTCTGCAGGATGCAGAGACGAGAACCGATGGGGAACACGGTCTCGCCGGCCGACGAATATCCGGCTCGAGCCTGCGTGTAGCCGACGCCAAGGTTCACGAACGCCGTCGGTGCCGTCGTCGACAGCACGCCGCGCGCCGCGTTCAGGATCCACGGCCGCGACGTCTCCGCGGTCGCTCCCGTGGGCTGCACCCATGCCCCCCAGCCCGGCGCCGGCGCGCCGTCCGGGAAGATGACGGAGAAGTTGTACGGTGGCACGGTCCAGCCGACCGCGATGCCGTCGCCGAGGATCGCGGCGAGCGCGAGCAAATAGCTGCGGTTGCCCTTGCGGCGGAGCGCGTTCCATCCGACCTGAACCAACTGCTGCTTCTGCTGCACGGTCAGGTTTGAATCGGCGGGATAGATGCCGAGCGCCACGAACAGCAGCACGTCGAGCATCGTGTCCTTGCTCGTGGCGCCCAGCGGCGCAGCCGTCGCGGTCGCAAGGAACTGCGTCGCCACATCGGTTGGCGTGTACGTCGGGTCGAGCAGGTTCGCGCGTGCCTGCGCCGAGATGAACTTTTGATAGCGGATGTCGAATTCGAGGCCGAGCGCGTCTACGAATTCCTCCACCCATGCGCCCGCGTCCTTGTAGCCGGTGTACGGCAGCGCATCGTACGCCGTAGAAGGGCCCGGTCCCGACGCGCCGCCGACGCCCACGCCGCCCTGGCTCATTGCACGCTCACCGAAAGGACCTTGACCGCGGTCGGGATCTTCGGCTCGACCGACGCTGCCGTCACACCATCGCGGCTGACGGTGTCCTGGTTGGCGCCGGTGATGCCGTCCACCCAGAGGCGAACGACATAGGGCACGGGCACGACGCCGGATGGCACGGACACGCTGATCGCGGTCGGCGATGTCGATGTCACGCCCGCCAGGTCCGTGCGCGCAACCTGGCCGTTGTCCACCCCGCCGCTCGTCGTCGGCATGGCGTAGAGCGCCAGGTGCACGTTCGCGGCGCCGAGCTCGGGCTGCACGACCGCGGTCACGGCGGTCGCGGCCTTCGGGATTACGCCCGACAGGAACGAGTCGAGCGCGGGCAGGAGGCGCAGCGGGTAGCCGCCCGGCACGGCCATCATGTTCCCGGCGTTCAGGTTCATCTGGATCATGCGCGCTTCGCGGGCTCCTCGAGCTCCTCTGCCTGCTCGGCGGCGGGCGGCGCCGGCGCGTCGTGGGTTTCCTGCTGGGTGGCGCGATCGGGATGCACGGCGTCCGCCGGCCGCTTGTCGTGGATGCCGATGTTGACGGTGATGGACATGGGACTCCTAGACGGCGCCGACGACCACCACCGAAGCCGGCGGAGCAGCCGAGGACACCGAGAGAGCGCTGTAGGGGAGCGAGTACCAGTTCACGAGCGTTGTGATCTTCGACGTGAACCACGCAGGCGTCAGCGAGGCCGTCGGTCCCGCATAGGCCGGCGTGAAGGTGACCGTGCCGCTCGAAACGCCGGTGACGAGGTACGCGGCGCCGTTGACCTGGTCGAGCAAGAACGTCTGGTTCGGCGTCATCGACGCGAAGTCGCTCGCCGTCCCGGTCGCCGTCGTCGCGCCGTTTGTGAAGCTGACGGGGTTGGCGACGACGGTGTAGTTCATGCCAACGGCGAGCACGCCGTTGATGGTGAGGATATGGTCGACCTGGATCAGCGGGTTGAGCTGCGCCGCCAGGTCGTCGGGGTCGATCGCCCTGCCCCACGGATACGTGTTGGGGCTGAGGTAGTTGTTGATGGCCGTCGCCGCGGCCACCTGCGTCGAGGCGACGTCGTAGCTCCCTTTGCGAACCAGCGCGCAGGCGAACATCGTCCCCTGCGACGCGCCGCTACCCGCCGCCACGAACTGCTGGATGTTCGCCGGCACGTCAACCAGCGTCACGCCGGTTACGGTCCGCCCGAAGAAGTCGCGGCTGACGTTCGCGCGCTCTTGCGTGCTGACCGGGCTGGAGGTCGTCCACGCCGGCGACAGGAGCGCGTAGGTGACATAGCCGGAGGTGGGAACCGTGTTGTTCGTGTTTCCGAGCGCTGCGGCGCGGCTGTTGTTGCCGAGGATGCGCGTAGAGAATGTGACGAAGTCCGTCGGCGTGATCGCGGTGTCGCGCGCCGCGAACGCCAGCGGCGCACGCGCGATCGCGCTGGTCACCGTCTCGAGGTCGGCTCCGCCGGTGGCGGCTGACGCGTTGCTCACCGACGCGACCGCCGCGGGCGACGTGCCGAGCGTCGTGAGGATGCCGGCGCCGGCGTTCGTGGCGAGTCCGGTCGTGGTCGCCTGGCCAGCCGTCGTTACCGAAACGGCGCCGGCGTAGAACGCGCCAGAGACATTGGCGGCCGCGGACGACGTCAGGACGAGCGTGGTGTTGTTCGTGATCGACTGGACGGTGTACCAGGTCGACTTGTCGACGCTGATCTGCCAGCCGACCTGCACCGAGGTCGTGAAGCTCGTCCCGCTACCCGTCACCGTCGAGCTGCCGGCGGTCATCGTCAGCGTGCCGCTGGGCGATGTGTAGGCGGTAACGGTGGCCGCGGCGAGCGTCGCGACAACGATCGTGCCGTCGTTCGATTGCGCCTGCGTGCCCGCCGGAATCACCGTGTCTGCCGGCTGCGGCGCCGACAGCACGAACGTCAGCTGCGCGATCGAGGCCTGCTGCGGATTGAGGGTGACGCCGACGAGCGCGAGGCACTTCTGGAGGACCGCCGACGGCCAGTTGTTGATCTGGAAACCGTGCTTGTCGGCGACGCTGCCCTGCGCTTCGATGATGACCACGGCCGGGTTGCTATCCGAGCGGTCGGAGAGCTCGGCCGGCAGCGAGGTGATGGCCTGCGCGGCGACCAGGTCACCGTTGCGGGTGTCGAGCGTCGGCGAGGGAACGAGTGTGGCCATCGGTCACGGTCCGTTGAACACGCCAAGCGTCAGCGTGCGTTCGTTGGCTTCGTCGCGCAGCTTGTACTGGCAGTCGACGGTCACTTCGTTTGTGCCGGGCCCGAGCTGCGACGTCACGACGACGTATTCGACGCGCGCCTCATAGTTGGCGACGTCCAGCTTGAATTTGGCGATGGTGCGCGCCAGGTCTGGCGGCTCGAACGCGCCGGTGTTGGAGCCGTAATCCGGCAGCATCGGGCGCTCACCCTGCGCGGTCGAGAAGATCTGCTTCAGTGCTTCCTCGACGAGCGAGACGCCCCACGACGTCGCCAGACGGCCCTGTTTGTTGATCTGTAGCGGCCAGCTCACGCCCTGGCCGAGGAATCCAGCGGCGGCCGGCGGCTGCTTGATCGCTCCTGGCGTCCCGGCCATCGCCTACCCCGTGATCCAGAAGGTGCGGCCGTCGTTACCGTCAAGTCCGGTTTGGGTCCCGACGGTAACGGACCATTGAAGCTTGATCGTGTGGGTCGTCGCAGAGAGAAAAACCGGTACCGCGAACTGCCACACATATCGCTGTCCAGTCTTATCGAGCCACAGGTGCTGCGCCGATGCTGGTTGCCCTGATGGAGCCGAGCCGTCTACGGTAATTCTAAAATCAACACCGCCAGCGATGTTCGCAAAGCAGCAGGTGCGGCACCAGATTAGGTAGTTCTTCGCGACCGGAATAGACGGCGTGGTCCAGCCGGGAAATACTGAAACGTCATTGAACGCGTTCGTGGCGTACGTCAACGCTCCTGTCGCAAATGCATCGTTCATGAACGTCGGTCCGAGAAAGCCAACGCTGCCAAGATAACTATCAGCAATCGCCGTCGCCTGATCGCTCGTAGTTGCGCCCGAGCTGGGCGAGGTCGCATTCAGCCGAGCGATTGTATATGCAGCCACATTCGGCGCGTCGCTATTGATCGGCGTATAGCTCACCGCACCCTCGTGCGCTTGGACAGCGCGACCTTGCTCGACGACACCGACGACACCACCGAACCATCCGACGCAAGCACTTTGGCGGGTGCCGGATCGGAGTCGGACGTCGCCGGCGACGGCGGCGTTCCTGTCGTGCCGTAGACGTACGTGTGCGTGTGCGCATTGAAGATCGTGATCAGGTTGTTCACCGTCGTCTTGAGCTGCTGCACCTGGTCGACCAGGTTGTTGAGGATGCCGCCGAGCGTTGCACCGAGCGGGATGGGCTCGGTCGGGCGGCCGCGCGTTGTCGACTGCGGGAAGTAGAACCACGCGCCGCGATGCGGGTCGCCGTCGTTGAAGACCACGCCGATCGGGTCCCCGACCTCGGGCAGCGACTCGACACTGCCCATCCCCACCTGGGGCATCCACTCGGTCGCCTCGTTGTCGCCCTGCTTGCCGATGCGCGCCTTGACCTGCATCAGGTTCGTGTCGACGTCTGTAACGATGCCGGGTAGCCAGCCGTAGACGCGTCCCTGCGCCTCGTCGGGCGTGATCACCGCGACCGGCAGGACGTCGAGCAGTGAATCCATCAGCGGTTACCCGCTGGCAGAACGCCGATCTGCTTGTCGGACGCGCCCGATGGCTCGCGCGTGAGGCTCAGGTGCGACAGCGCGTCGCCGGTGCCAGGGATCGTATGGCGGACGCCGGCGAGGTGCCAGGTCCCGTCGATCTTGCCGCCCCAGCCGGAGAACGAGAGCAGGTGCTGCAGCCCGAGGTCAGGCAGCGCGCGTGTGGTCATGCTGGCCTCGTCCTTCCGCTTGCGCCGCTGCACTGCCGGCCCGCTATCGTTGCCTGTGCTCTCGGTGTGCACGCCACGGCTCGTCGACGCCGGGCCCTGCGGATGAGCTCGGTGCTTCGTCGCATCCGCGCCCTCTGCGTCGGTCTCGCCCTTGTTCGGTCCAACCGTCGACAGCGCAGTGCCCTTGTTGCCCGCGGGCAGCGGCATCTTCGACTGACCGCCCTGGCCAGGGCCGCCGACGTGGTTGATCATCGGCTGGAAGCTCACGAGCAGGTCATCGTCGGGCGTGAACGTGTGCGGATACGCGGTCGACGATGACTTGCGGATCTTGAGCGTCTTGTTCGTGGTCACGTAGAGCTCGAGGCCATCGGCCGCGAGCGCACGCGACACGTGGTGCCAGTCGCTCAGCGCGCCGCGCCCAACGCCGCCCATGCCGATCGAGATGAGTCGCTGCGTGAGCACGATGCCCACCAGGTCGCTCGCGTCAACCATCCAGCCGTAGCGCTGCGCGATGATGTTGGCGATGGCCTGGCTGTTCTTGTTCTTGAACGTGTCGTAGCTGGCCTTCAGGCGCGCATCGATTGACCGGTCGTGCGCCACCACCGTCAACTCCGACGGTGCTGGATACGACGGCTGCAGCGACGTCATCTTGCCGTCGAACACGAGCCTCGATGCCGCCTGGCTCTCCGTAGGCTTCGGCAGGTAGACCTTGACGGGCACGTCCGCGAAAGCAGGGTCCGGCAAGTCGGTGAAGATCGGGTGCCATCGGCCGCCTGAGCGCGGGTCGTGCAGCCGCATCGTCATCGTCGAGATGCGCTTGCCTTCCTTGCGAAGGTCGACGTCGATGCCGATGACGTTCTCGCTGTTCGGCGAGAACACCCACGTCTTGGCCGCCTTCGTCTGCGTGGTCGGCGCCGCGATTTCGACTCGGTAATACTGCGCCACGCTACGTCCCCGTCGGCTTCAGCGTCGGGATGGTGAGCACCGTGCCGGGCGTGATCGCGTCGATGTCGGTGATGCCGTTCGCCTCGAGCAGCTGCCGCCAGGCCTCGGAGTCATAGCCGGTGTCGAATACGAACGCCGCGATCGACCATGGCGTATCGCCGCCCTTGACCACGTACTTGCGCGCGGTCTGGTCCGAGCCTGGGAGCGCCGACGTGCCGAAGCGCTCGTAGACGGACAGCTTCTTGCTCGGCACGTCAGTCCTCGGCGACGGTCGTGTGGAAGGTCAGCGTCACGCGCGCACGGACCTCGTCGAGCTGCTGGTTCCACACGGTGGGCGTGACGTCCATGGTGAAGATGCGCACCGTCCACTGCTTGACGCCCATCACGAAGACGAGGTCGGGCGGCTCACCGGTGCGCGCGTCCTTCTTCATCATGCGGCGCAGCTTGCGGAGCTCGCCGTCGATGGTCTGCTTCTTCTGGCTGATGACCTCGAACTCGATCGGCATGACGACCGGAGCGTTCGAGCGCCACTCTTCTGGTAGGTGCGACGATAGCGCCACCTGCACCGGGACGTAGTTGGCCGCATATGTCCGGCGGAACGAGTGTGGCGCCAGCGTCACAGCGCCATCGTTCGGCGTGATCGGCAACGAGAAGCGAAAGTAGAGGGTCTCTAGGCCCGAGCGCGTGTCGAGGGGCGCGATGCGCCCCTCTTGCGTGTAGGGCACCAGCACCTGATCGGCCACGGGCTACTCCCCGGCGTAGGTCGGCGCGGCGCCGCGCGCCGTCTTGTTCGCCATGCCCCGCGCGATGTGCTTCTCGACGATCTCGGCCACCTTCTGCCCGTCCATGTTCACGATGGTCGGCTGGGCCGGGACGCTCTTGAGCGCGTTGATCAGTGCCTTGACTTCGGGCGACAGGTGGTCGGCGTCCTTGCCCTCCGCCGAGCGCGCGAAGCGCTCGAGCTCGGCCGCCGCCTGCGCGCCCGTCTCCTTGCCGGCGTTCACCTTGCCGAGCAGCACCTTGGCGATGCTGGCCTCGTTCTTGGCGGCTGCATCCTTCGCGTTGTCGCGGTTGGCCAGGTTGCCGATCTTGTCCGAGATGCCGAAGGTGTCGTCGAGCACTGTGCCAACGGCGTAACCTCCGGTGAGCGCCGAGAACACCGACGCCGCGCCACCGGCCACACCGGCAAGCTTGCCGAGCTTGCCGCCGATGCCCTTGCCCGCCTGCCCCGCGAGGGCCGAGTATTCCTTGTCGTTGTTCACGACGTAGACGGGCATCGCGCCCTTGTAGGCGCCGCCAGCGAGCTTGCCGATGAGGCTCGCGCCCAGCCCGCCTGGCGAGTCCGAGCCGCCCTTGAAGGCGTTCAGAGTGCCGCCGAGCTTCGACATAATCTTGATGCCGCCGAACGCGCCCGCCAGCGTGATCAGCGTCGTCTTGTGCTCGTTCAGGAAGCCGGCGATCTTCGGCAGCTCTTTGGCCACCGTGACAGCGCCGTCGGCGAGAGCGACCACGCCGTCCGAGAGCTCCTGGATGACCTTCTGCCCCTCGCGCGACTTGATGGCCGCCTGGAACTTCTCGGCCAACGAGGTGCCCTTGCCCATGCCCCCGTTGAACCGGTCGAGCGCGCGCGCTCCGATGTCGGCGAAGGTGTTCTCGAACTCGGCGCCGATCTGCTTCAGCTGGAAGCCGAGCTTGCGGCGCTTCGCGTCGGCCGCCTCCTCGGTGATGCCCGAGCGCGACAGCAGGATATCGACCAGGTCGCCCTGCTCGAGGAACTGCCCCTTCTTCATGACGTTGTACTTCTTGCGCTCCTCCTCGCGGAGGAACTTGTAGACGTCGCCCTTGTCGTTGGCGGCCGCGATCGTCTTGGACTTCTTCGAGAGGTTGAACTCCGAGATCAGCCGCTTGATACCCTCGGGGCCACTCAACGCGTCCGCCAGGACCGCGCCGACCTGGTCCTTGTCGAGATCCGGCGCCAGTGCGTTGACGCGCGCGAACAGGTTGGCGCCGAACGTCAGGTTGCGCTCGCGCAGCGACTGCGCCTGCGCCGCGGTGAGCTTGCGGCGCATGCCGCGGAACTGCGCACCGGCCTCGATATCGTCGAGGCGCTCCCGCAGCGGGATGAGCCCCTTGATCGTTTCGTCCTCGCTCACGCCCGCGCGGAAGCCCGCGTTACCGGCGATGCGCTTGAGGATGTCGGCCTCTCCGCCGAACTCGCGCTGAATGCGGCCCTCGACGGCCAGGTTTGCCTTGCCGGCCTCGTACAGCTTCTTGCCGGCCCAGATCGCGGCGATGCCGACCGTTGTGCCCGCGATGGCCGTCTTGAGGTTGAGGACCTTGCTCCTGAGCTTGTCGACGCCCTCGCTGAATCGATTGACCGAGCGCAAGCCGTCGCCCAGCGACGAAGAGAATGTGCGACCGAGCTTCTTGGCCGATTCATCGGCCTCTTCGGTCGCGCGCTTGGCGTCCTTGAGACCCGTCTTGAAGGCCTTGCCCAGTTTGGTGACCTGCTTCTCGTTCTCGGCGACGGTCTTCTTCTGCTTTTCGAGCGCCTTCTGCGTCGCCTGCGTCTCGGGCGCGACGGGGATGCGGATGCGAAAGCCAACGTCCTTGATGGGCATGCGTCACCGTCCCGCAAGCGAGCGCGCCATCATCGTCGCGAGCGCCTTCATGATTTCGCCCGAGCCATCGTTGCGGAGCGGCAGGCGCCGCATCACCGCGTATGCCTTCGGCCAGTCCATGGCCTCGATCTCCGACCAGCTCGGAACGACGACGTCAGCCAGCGCTTTTACGAGCTGGCTGGGGACAAAGGGCCGAGCAAGTTCTCGGTCGCCTTCGCCGACAGCAGCACCTCGCGCAGGCAGTTGCCGAGCTCGTTGGCCGCCGCCTGCGCGCGCTCGATGGCGCGCTCGAGCTTCTGCACTGGGTTGCCGGGGCGCTCGCCCGACAGCTTCGACGCGCGCAGCAGCTCCTGCGTCGCCACCTCGTCGAGGAAGGCGTCGTAGTCGAGTCCGTCCCACGATCGAAAGTCCTCGATCTGGAACGTCTTGCCGTCCTGCATGCCCTCGAAGCTGATGATGCGCAGCGCGGCCTCGGCGTACTTGCGGCGATGCACGGTGTCCGAGCGGCTGTAGTTGGCGTCGAGGTCCATGACGTCGCCCATCGTCAGCGGCTTCCAGGTGAGCGACTTGCCCCCGATGGGGAGCTTCCAGGTGAAGGTCACTTGCGGGTCTCCACGGCGAGCTTGAGGGTGAACTCCGAAATCGCGCCGTCGCCGCTCTTGCCGTCCGGCTCCTTGAAGCCGATCGGCTTGACGAGGTACGTGCGCGATGCCTGCACGATGTTCTGGTCGTTGTTGATGAACACCGTCGCCTGGCGCGGCCCCTCGAGGCCGGCCTGGTACTTGTTCACCCAGTCGCAGACCCGCGAGTCCTTCGAGGGGTCATAGGCGCGCGTCCAGTTGATGTCGCTGAACTTGCCCGTCGACGGCAGCTTGAGCGGAGTCGTCGCCGACGCCGGGTAATAGTCGTCGGTGGTGATGTCGAACTCCGGCTGCGCCACGCCCTCGAACAGGCCGAACTCGGCCAGCTGGGCGTAGATTTGATAATTCTTGACGATCGACATGCTGGCTCCTCGTTACTGCGCGGTGCGACCGGCGTAGCCCGGCGCCGCCGGCGAGACGGTGAAGGTGATCTTCTCGGCGTTCGGCGTCGGCGCGTACGAGACGTCGACACGGAATTCGTTGTTGACCAGCACCGCGTCGGGGTTGTTCGTGCGGTCGCAGACGACCGAGAACGCGTCCGTCTTCGCCGGATCGCTGTTTGGCTCGGTGCCGAAAAGCGCGCCGCGCTTGAACAGATCGAGCAGGAAGCCGGTGAAGTCGCCCCTCACCTGCGCGAACAGCTTGCCCTGGGGGTCGATCGGCTCGTGGACGTACTTCTCGAGGATGAGCTGCCCGACGACGATGATCTTGCAATTCGTCTGCGCGGTGTTGAACTGCCCCCAGCGCTTGTCGGTCGCCAGGGTGCGGTTGCCCCAGATGCAGAAGCCGCCCTTGTTGCGAATCGTGTTGATGTTCGAATCGGCGAGCACGTTGGACGCGGTGTCGTCGTAGAGCTCCTGGTTGCTCGACTGCCGCTCGATGTCCTGCAGCGACGTCGCCGGATGCTGCTTGCCGGCGGGCGACTTGTGTGGGCCGCCGTAGTCGCGGATCATCTTGGCCGCCATGCCCGCCACGAATCCCTCGTTGGCGATGAGGAGGCCGCCGCCCGAGTCACTGTTCTCGTCGGTGACCTTCACCTGGGGCGTCAGGTAATACAGCGTATTGCCGGCCTGGGCGTTGAGGTCACCCGGCGCCGACGCCAGCGTGATGCCGCTCGGCGAGGACATGAGGCCGAGCCGGTAGAACGAGGCGCTCGCCGTCGAGATGCCGGTGCGCACCGCCGCCGAGTACTTGCCCGGCACGGCGACGTAGCCGAGCCCCAGGCGCTGGTCGTTGAAGCACTGCAGCCCCGACTTGGCGTTCGCCGCGGTCACGGTGCCCACATAGTCGGCGTCGCTCGCCGAGTAGGCCACCGTGCCCTGCGAGCCGCCGGTCAGCTTCGTTGCCGCGGCGGCCGCGGGCAGCGAACCGCCACCCGGCAGGGTGAGGGTGACGAGCTCGGAGCGCGCCGAGTAGTCTGCGGCATCGGCGGCGCTGGTGATGTTGCGGACCTCGGTGATGTTCGCCTGGGGGAACTTGACCGTGATGAGGCAGCTCGGCAGCGCGGTCGAGTACGACAAACCCGACGCCGTGGTGCCGGCATAGGCCGGCGAGATGGTGATCGACGTGGCCGACGTGAAGGTGGCGATGGTGTAGCCGACGCCACCGATGAGGATGCCCTTGCCGACGTCGGTCGCGGCGAAGGCAGTGCCGGTGCCGGTCACCGTGGCATTGCTGCTCGTGACGGCGACGGTGCCGGCGCCGGCGTTGTACACCGCGCGCGGCGACGGGTTCTGGATCTGCACCGTCTTCGTGTTGCCGACGCTCGACTTGAACTTGCTGGTGAATGTGCTCGGGTTGGCGCCGGTGACGTCGTTGAACGTGCCGGTCGCGGCCGTCGGGCCGCTCGAGGAAGCGACCACGCGCGAAAACATCAGCACGCCCGGCGAGCCCTGGCCCTTCTCGGCGAAGTAGGTCTTCGCGTTGTAGTAGGCCTGCACCACCGCGTCGGTGGTCTCGTAGGTCCAGATGTCGGGCGAGCCGACGGCGACCAGCTTGTTGAGGCCGCCATAGAGCCGGACGAACGCCGGGAACGAGGGGCACGGCTGGTAGGCGCCGTCGATGCCCCACGGCGTCTGGCCGGCCATGAAGAAGTTGCCCTCACTGATGTCGGGCGTGCCCTGTGGGCCCACCGACGAGATGGAGGTGACGACGCCAATCTGTGCCATGCGGACTCCTGGCGCGCGCGGCGCCGGCTTCGAGCTACGTGCAGGTGACGGTGATGGTGTTCGAGGCCATGCCGTTGAACGTGGCCGTGATGCCAGTCGTGCCAGCCGCGACGCGTGTGACCAGGCCGCCGCTCACGGTCGCGACGCTGGGGTTGCTCGACGTCCATTGCGCCTGGCCCTGCACGTAGGCGCTACGGTAGTTGCCCCAAGTCGCGATTGCGGAGAGCTGCGCGCTCGGCGAGCCTGCCGACAGCGCCACCGCATACGGCGTCGCGTTGACGGAGATGAGGGTGTCGCGCGGGTCCGTCCCGGGAACGGGGGGCGTGAACCTACCGCCGAGCGGATTCACGCGCGGGTCGCTCGTCGTATAGGGTCCGAAGGCCAGCACGTTCTCCGGCGGCGTAACCGCGATGCCGATGCGGCCGAGCAGTGTCGGATCGTCGAACAGCTGGCCAGGCAGCTGCGGGTTGATGCCCATCTGGAAGTACTCGACGGTCGACAGCTGGCGCGGGTCGTAGTCGATGACCGTCTCGAGATGGAACATCACCCGCGCGTAGCCGAAGGCGCCGCTCACTCGATCCGGCACGAAGTTGGTGATGTACGGCGCCCCGCGGTCAGCCATGAACGTCAGCTGGTCGCGGTCGTAGAGCGCCATCGTCTTGTCGCTGAATGGCACCAGGGTGCCGCTGTCGTCCACGGGGAGGCCGACCACTTGCTTCGTGCGCGCCACCAGGTCGTGGTACGTGGCGAGGAGGCGCCGCTTCATCGCCGGCCCGGCCTCGCCGATGACCTTAAGCGTCGCTGGCACGTCCCATGCGATCCACTGTTGGAAGTTCTGCCAGGGGCGCAGGACGATGTTGCCGACGTCGAACAGCAGATATGGCAGTTGCCCCGTCGGCACGTGCTCGACGTCGTCGTAGTCGTCGCCCGCGCTCATGTACGAGCCATCGCGGAGCGGGAAGCCGTTGAAGGCGGTGAGCAGCGTCGAGTGTACGTTCTCGATCGTCGGCTTGGGCGCGCTCATCCCCCCGCCTTCTCGGCCATCATCTCCGAGGCCGCCTCTGCCACGAGGTCGATCTCGGCCGGCAGGCGCACGTCGAGGAAGTCGCGCTTTGGCAGGTGCATGCGCCGCTGGTGCGCGCCGCCCTTGCGCCCGCGCGTGCTGACGCTGCGGTCGACGCCATCGGTGTGCGCCGCGGCCTTGATCGCCTCGGTGGCGCTGACGAACCCGACGGTGACCTCGTTCGTTCCGGTCACGCTCGGCACCATCCCTCCGAGCATGTGGCCCTTGACGGCCAGGTCTACCGGCGTCGTGCGCAGCGACGCCCGCTGGCGCTCGAGTAGGTACGCCGGCGAGTACGCCTTGAACGTCTTCCCGTCGGCGTCAATGCCGCGCTTGGTGCGCGCGACCACGATCGTTACCGCGAGCTGCCCGAGCTCCATGAGCTCATCCGGGCTGAACGCTCCGGCCACCGCCTCCTCGAGCTCTTCGTAGGCGCGATCAGGCGCCAGCAGCGCGACCATGGGTCACCCCCGAATGAAGCGGGTCGGGAAGGGCTGGTCCTTCTCGATGTCCTCGATGACGCCGGAGTTGTCCGAGTCGTAGTCCATCTGCAGCGCCACGGCTTCGATCATCCCCTGAGCCAGCCGCTCGAACTGGTCGGCTTTGACGCGATAGAAGTCGTCCATGTCGCCGTGCGAGTCGTCGCCGATGAACAGGAAGTAGATCGCCAGGCAGGCCACCGGGTCGCGCAGGCGCTGCTGGTCGCGAATGCCGATGCGCCCGAGTTCGAAGCGCTCGGGCACGTCCTTGCGCGCGTTCATCCGACGCTCGAGCTCGTCCATCGCCTTGCGGAGCTCGACATTCCAGTCGTACTTGATGTTGCCGCCGGCATCGACGCGCGGGAACAGCTTGTCGAGGTTCCGGTAGAACCGGAGCATGTCCGACTGGTCGGCGAAAAGTAGGTTCGTCGCCATCTCAGGTGTACGCGTTCGTCGGGTCGCCGATGATGATGACCTTGACGTTCGCCAGCTGCGACGCGCCGACGATCGGGGCGAGCCGCAGCGAGGTGATTTGCGACGTCGAGACGTGCACGCACTGGTACGGCAGCGGCGCGCCCACGTTGGTCGCGGCGACGTTGCCGCTGGCCAACGTGAGCTGCGTCGCTGACGGACCGTTCGCCCGAATGAGGATCGGGTAGTCGCTGAAGATCGCCCAGCGGTAGCCGAGCGTCAGCGTCGTCGAGAAGTCGATCAGCTGCTCCGACTGACCCGGGAGCACCTGGTACTTGTTGACAAAGGACTTGTTGTCGCGGTTCTGCGTGACCGTCGCAGCGCCGTGCGCCAGAGGCTCGGCGAGCGACGAGTCGTCGGCGACGTCCACCGACACCTTGAAGAGCGAGAACAGCGTGTTGTTCGGCATGATTGGTTCACGCGTTCAGCGCGCGGCACTCCTCGATCCACTGGGTCAGCGTCGCGTCCCAAAGGAAGTTGAGCGTGTCGCACTTGTTCGCGCCCGTGGACAACGTGAGCGCGCCGCCTGCCAAGCGCAGGTTCGCGGGGGTGCCGGCGAGCGTGCGCGAGCCGGTGCCGTCCTGGATGAACTTGATCGTCAGGCTCTGGCCCTCGTAGGCGCCCGCCGGGGTCGTCCAGCCGGTGATGTTGCCGGTGAGCACGATGCGCTGCACGGCCGCCGTCGCGACGTTGAACGTCGGGGTGGCCGAGAAGGCCACCGTCGCCGTGAGCGGCTGACCGGGCAGCGTCACGACGGTCGCGCCGTTGACGGTGTCGTCGGCCAGCGGGATCGTCGAGCCCGAGAGCGGCACGAAGTTCAGCGCCGGGCGAAACGGCTGCGCCGTCACGCCGTTGACTTGGATCTTCTGGTTTCCAGCCATGGGGCGCCCCTTACATGTTCATGACGCGCGACTGCTCGACGTAGTTCGTCCCGTCGAAACGGAACGTGAACGAGTCGCGCTTGCTCGCGGTCGTGGTCAGCGTCGGGGCGGTGCCCGCCGTCGAGCCGAGGTAGGTGGTGTTGAGGAACTTGATGTTCGAGGCGTTCGACGCCAGCGTGCGCGACCCCGTCGCGTCCTGGACGAAGACGACGGTGACGAACTCACCGGGCTGCGCGTTGGCGATCGACCACGACGTCACGTTGCCCGTCAGCGACACGACGATCATGGTGCCGAGCGAGGCGTCGAGCGCGAGCGTCGCCGCGAACGCCGGCGTCTGCGTCTGGTCGCGATTGAGGCCGGTCGAGTTGTGCCCGACCAGCACGGCGTCGAACTGCGTGGAGGGATTCGGAAGAGGCATGGGATGCTCCTACGGGCAACGTCGCCGCGCCCGTCTGTGATTGGGTTACTGCTTGGTGCGCGCCTCGGCCTTCGGCGCCTTCACGGAGCCGTCCTCGTTGCAGAGGCCGGCGGCGAGCGCCTCGGCCTTGGTGAGCAACTGGGGCGCCGCGGCGCGCACGGTCGCGATCGGGATGTCGTCCGACAGGTCGACGTACTCCCCCGGCCCGATGTGCCAGAAGCCGTGGCCGAGAAAGCCGAAGGCGATCCCGTTCTTCTTGAGCGGGACCGCCTTCATCTTCCCGTCCGCGGCCTTGCCGCCGCCGAACATCAGCGGGATCTCCACCATGTCGGCGCGCTCTGGGTCTTGCCCTGCCTGCATGCCGCCCATGACGGTGCCCCCGTACTTGCGCTCGAGGGCCTGCTTTCGGTCTTCGCTGATCTCGAGGTGGTGCGTGTGGCCGAGGAAGTAGCGCGCCATGTCGTCTCCGTTACTGGATGTCGCCGAGCCAGCCGTGCGCGTTGCGCGACGTCAGCTTGAGGCCGAGCTTGCCGGTGAGGTCCCACTGCATCGCGTGGTCGATGCGACCGCGGGGGATCGACTCGAGCTGCCAGTTGGCGATGGGACCCAGGTCCTGCTCGACCGCCTGCACCGCCTGCACGTCCTGCGCGGCATAGCGCGGGCCCGGCGGCGGGAGGAACCAGAGGTCGATCTCGTTCGAGTTGAGGAAGAAGATGCCGTTCGTCGGGTTGGCGACGGCGGTGTTCTGCACGTCCGGGTCTTCGACGAAGTAAACGCCGCCCGTCTGCCAATACAGGACGCGGAAGCCGTCCATGTTGATGTCGCCGCCGATGGTGCGGATGCTGCCCGGATTGCGGATCGCGACCTCGCGCGACGGCGCGCCGGTCGGCATCGTCGGCTGCGGGAGCATGAGGAACGGGTCGAAGAGGGCCTCGATCACGTCCATCATGGCGCCGGTGCAGAAGCCGAGGTTCGGCCGGCCCGCCTTCGACGCCGCCGCGACGGTGCGCAGGAAGGCCTTGAGGAGGCCGATCGTGGTCGAGCGCAGCGTGCCGCCGTTCAGCAGCACCGTCGACGCCCACTGCGAGAACGTCGCCTGGTTCACGTTGGCGTAGGTGCCGGTGGCGGCGACGCCCGACGACAGTCCGACCATCTGGTTGTTCGAGCCCGTGCCCGTGTAGACCTGCTGGTTGGTGAGCTTCAGCAGCGCCTCGAGCGCGTCGGCGCGCGCCTCCATGTACGGGTCGGCGAAGGTGTTGAACTCGGCCGGGATGCCCGCCGAGACGCCGCCCTTCCACAGCATGTCGTCGGTGACGCGCGCGGGCGCCTCCTGCGTGCCGTAGACGGTCTGCGCGGGCGCCGGCTGGTCCGACGCCGGCGTCAGGAACGCGCCGCCGTCGAGGTTGGCGTTGCCGGCGACCTGGCCCTGGAACTTCGGGGTCCAGTTGATCGTCTGGCCGGTGTTGCCCTGCTTGAACGAGCCGAGCGCGGCGAGGACGCGCAGGGTCGGCGTCTTGCGCTGCGTCTGCGAGACCTTCTTGCGATAGACGGTCGAGAACGACGCGCCCATGTCGCTGATCGAGTAAACAGCCATGTGATCCTCTTAGGTTGCGAAGCGACTACTTCGGAGCAGTGCCGTTCTGCAGCGAGGCCATGACCGCGTTGGCCATCTCCGGGCGGCCGCTGGCGGCGAGCCCCTCGATGAACTCCGCGGCGAGCGGGTTCATCTGCACGGGCGAGGCGGGGCCGGGCGGCCGGAACGTCGAGCCGACGGTCGGCTGGACGCGTGCCGGCGGGAGCGTACCGTTGCGAGCCGGCAGGAGGTGTTTTAGCTCCTGCTTGAACATCTCGTCCACGGCGTCCTTCACCCCGACGAACTGCTCGGTCCCGTATTCGTCCCTGGTCTTGCGCCCGACCGCGCCGTTCTCCTCCGAGAACGACGGCAGGAAGTGGCTGAGGACCAAAGGCGCGTTCGGCGAGTCCGCGCCGAGGTGGCGGAGCACGTGGCTCTCGACCTCGGAGCGGATGCGCAGGAGCCGATTGCCGTCCTCCGCCTTCTGGCGGGCCTGGCGCTCGGACTCGATCCCCTTCTGCAGGTTGGCGATCTGCTCGTGTAGTCCCTTCAGGGACAGTCGGTCCTGCCCTTCGCCGGAATTGGCGGGAGCAGGCTGCTGGCCGTTCGCACCGTCGGCGGGCTTCTGCCCGATGGCTTCCTTGATCGCGCCCTGGATGAGCGTGGGCAGGGACTCCATCATGCGAGAGAATTCCTTCTTCACGCGCTTGCCGACGACCTGGTTGACCAGCTCGTTGACGTCGACCGTACCGGCGCCGACACCCGCGTTCGGTGGCGTACCGCCGCCACCAGGCGCATCTTGGGGCGCCGCGAAGGCGACCCGATACCGCTCGAACATCGTGGCTCCTTTGGCGGACTACCGCGCCGCCAGACGCATCAGAGCGCCGGCTGCTCGCCGGGACGCTCTAGGTAACCAAGCTTCTGCAGCCCCGCGCGCCACGACGGCTTCATGGCGACGACGCGGCAGGTGCAATTCGGATGCGCCGGTGCGTGAGCGACCTTGCGCGTCTTCTTGCCGATGCGAATCGTCCAGGTCCCGTCGAGTGGGCGCTCGGTGCCGTGCAGCGGCATGCACACGTCGCACGGGTACGAGCCGACGTGGAACCACGTCTTCTTGAGGCCCTTCGCTTGGCGCGCCGCCTGCGCGATGCCGCTGTGCTGCGCCGAGCCGTAGGCCTGGCTGGTCTCGGTGCGCACCAGGCGCTCGGCGTTGCTGCGCCCCACGGCGCCAAGCGGGCCGCGCTCGCCGGCGATATCGTTGACGACCTGGCCGTACGGGTCGCCGACCCGCATGCCGATGAACAGCCGTTGCCGCACACCGTTGAGCAGGTCCAGCCCGTAGCGCTTCACCGAGGTGTCGAAGTGATTCGCTAGCAGCTGTTGCGCCGGGTCGGCCAGAGCGCGCGCCGCGTCCAGCGTGACCTCGAGCGGCTTCTCATCGAACGCCCTCGCCAGCTGGTCGAGCTCCTCGCCGACGTGCTCGACCGCCATATCGACCGCGTGCTGCGACTGCCGGCCGTACAGCTGGTGCGACTGCGCCTCGAGCTGCATGATGCCGGCCTCGGCCTCGCCCAGCACCGCGTTGAGCCGGAACGCGCTGAGCGGCGCGTCTGCCGGCTGCAGCGCAGCCAGCCGTCCGCGCACGTCGTCGCGCAGCTTGTACAGCAGCTTCAGGAACTCGTCGGCGCTGCCCTGTTCGAGCTGGCGCATCTCGCCGGCGTTGCGCTTGAGAACCGAGGCGAAGTCGCGCGGCACCGGTCAGACCGCGGGCAGCTTGGCGTCGCCCCGCCGCGCGTGCCGGCGGATGTGGAACGTCATCGCGCTGAGCGGCATGCGCGACGGGCAGAACTCGCAGTCGACCATGAACTCGCGGCGTTCGGCGTCCAGCACCGGCCAGAGCGAGGGGGCCTTGTCCTGTCGCTCGCGGAGACCGCGCAGGCGTGAGCGCACGACGGCACGATCGTAGCCGTCGGCCTTCACCCCAGCACCGACAGATGGAACTGCCCCGCGGCCGTCACCTGCAAGATGTAGAGGCTTTTGTCGACGGCCGGGTCGATGGTCGTGTACTCGACCCAGCGCTGCGGCATGTACGTCATGTTCGCGGGGCCCGTGAAGCTGCCCGCCTGGCTGGCAGGGCCGAACGCGAACAGCACGTCGTTGGTGCCGGTCGCGAGCCGCACCAGCTTGCGCGTGCCGTTTTGGTAGGTGGGGAACGTGAGCGTGCTCAGGCTGATCTCGGCGGTGGCGGCGCCGGTCGTGCCCTGCACGATGTTCGCCGCGCCGTTGCCGATGCGCATGCCCGCCGGGTCGACGAGCTTGGCGTTGTTGTCGTCGACGATGAATCCCGGCATTTACGTAGCTCCCTTGATGGCCGGCGGCTTGCCCGGCGTCGCCTTCGGTGGCGTCGGTGGCTGCCCCGGTGCGGCTGGCTGTGCCGGGGACACCTTCGCGGGCTGCGCGCCGCCATCCGGCGGCGTCCCTGGCACCGCGCCGGTGGCCATTTGCGTCAGCGCGTCCTGCTTATCGTCCTCGGCTTGCTCGGCTTCGTCGAACTCGTCGCAGATCTCATCGTCGATCGTCGCCAGCGTCGCCTCGTCCTCATGATCGAGGATGCGGCGCACCATTTTCGACTGCATCCGCTCGTTGAACGTGCGCGACTTGATTCCAAGCGTCTGCACGAGTGCCGCCGTCTCAAGCTCCTCTTCGAGCGACGAGACCTGGAAGTTGTCGAAGCCAACGAGCACCCAGCGGACGTTGTCGCCGAGCAGCTTGCTGATGATGTTCAGCGTCCGCGTCGCCATGTGGCGCGCGTACCCGCCGAACCCCGTCAGGATGATCTCGGTCGCGCGCCGCTCTTCGATCTTCGACAGCCCCGACCGCGCCACCGCCGTCGCCGAGTCGCCGTCGATGGCGAGCGACATCTGGTGCACGATGCGGTAGCCCTCGTCGCGCTTCTCTTTGAGGCGCTCGCCGAGGAAGCGCAGCGGGTCGATGTTCGCCGATGACCAGGCGTATGTCTCGGGCGGCTGCTTGCCATCGCCGGCGCGCAGGCGCAGCAGATTGCCTTCGCCGAAGATGCGCGACTCCGCGGTGTCGTCGTTCGTGGTGATCGTCGGCTGGATGAAGCAGCTGAGCAGCTCGCCGCGGCTCAGAATGTTCATCTGGTTGAACAGCTCGAGCTGCCAGCCGCCGAGCTTGTTCGCGACCCAGAGCCCCTCGGGAATCTCGGGCATCACGAACGGCACGACGCCGGCGCCGTGCTCGACGGCGCCCTTCCAGATGACGTCGTGGCCGCCCGTCGTCGAGCCCGCCACCGACGTCTCGTGTGCCTCCCACGTGGCGACGAGGTTGCGGTCGATGTAGCGGATCGTCTCGTACTTCACGCGGTCGAGCGGGAACTCGCGGCGGTTCTCGATCTTGCGGACGATGACCCAGAGCAGCTCGCCGGCCTGGTCCTTCTCCCAGTCGAGGATCTCGTCGGCCTTGTACGGCTCGAGCACGATGCCGTCGACGCCACGTGCCTCGGCCTCGGCCTGCGTCATCTGCGACGTGTCCGTCGGCGAGCCGATGAGCCAGCCGCAGCGCTGCGTGATCAGCAGCTCCTTGAACTGATCGCGCAGGAAGTCGAAGAACGACAGCCCGCCGCCAGTCGCGTCGCGGTCGAACGGCGCGAACCAGTCGGGCGCATCCGGCGTCTCGCCGCCGTCCTTCGCCGACGCGGGCCGGATGACCGGCTTCTGACTGAACAGGTAGTGCGCGAAGTAGTCGATGACCGGGCCCGTGTAGCCGACGTAGAACGCGCGCTCGAGCCGCGACAGGTACGACGCGTTCGGCTCGCCCTCGAGCTGCCACAGGAACCGCCGCGGGATGCGCGTCTGCGAGCCCGGGATGAGCTGCGCGGACGCGGTGACGCCGGCGGCGCCGCCGACCGACGAGGCGCGCACGATGCGCACCGGCATACCGGCGGCCACCATGAACTCCTCGCCGCCCTTGTACATCAGGCGGTAGTCGTCCCAGCGGTAGCGCCACTTGTCGTACTCGGGGTGCTTCCGGTCGAGCGTCTCGTACGTCAGCGTCGCCAGGAACTCGGGCGTGAGCGTGCTCGGGACCTGGGCCCTGGCCTCGACGGGCACAACCGCAACGTCGAGAACGTCTTCGGCCATCGGTCACCCAATCGGTCTAGCGCCGCCGCCGCCGCGCCAGCCGTCGCTCATCGGCTCGTAGCGCACCAGCTCGACCACCGCGTAGCGCTCGGCATCGAGCGCGTGGTCGCTCTGGTTCGGCGCCGGCAAGTCGCGAAACGTCTCGGTGCCGCGCACCGTGTCCCAAACGTACGAGCGCTTCTCGCGCACCAGGTTTTTGCAGCTGTCGAGGATGCGCATCCGCGGCACCGGCCGACCCGTCACGCCGTCCTCGACGGGGTGCAGGCGCTCGGCCACCTTGCGGATGCCGTACGCAACTTCGTTGTGGGCGCCGAGCGCGTTCAGGCCGGCGCGCGTGAACTCTGCCACGTTCTCCGGCTTCGACGGGTCGCACTGGAACGACTTGATGCGCCAGTTGTCGCGCAGCCGCTTGGCGTGCCCGACCCACGTCTCCGACTCGACTCGGGGGTCGAAGATCCGCCGCGATGGCGCGTACTCCTCGTCGACCGCCACGAGCTCGCGCCCGGTGTCGCCGATGACCACGATCGAGCCCGGCGACGTCCAGCCCCAGTCGACGCCGGCGACGGTCGCCTTGAACAGGTCGCGTAGAGGCCGATGAAACGCCCAGCCGTAGTCGGCGCGGAGCTGCGCCTCCGTCACGACGTGTACCGCCTCATCGAATTCGTCGTAGATGTTGCCGAGGAACGCGTCGTAGCTGGCCAGGTACTCGCGCTGGAAGTAGCGCCACGGCAGCGTCAGCCGCGCGTGCTCGACCTCCTCGGCGATCCCGGGGATGCAGTCGTTGTCCGCCGTCGTCCAGCAGATGTCCTCGTAGTCCGCGTAGCGCGGGTCCTCGCTGCGCCCGAGCGCCACGACCTCCTCGTAGAACCAGTTGCGCCCGAGCGGAGTCGACGAGAAGAGCGCCCAGCCGCGCTTGTCGGTCAGGCGGCCGCGAAGGTTGCCCTTCCAGGCCTCGGCCTTGATGCGTGCCGCCTCGTCGAGCCACATGCCATTGAGGCCGACGGAGACCAGCGAGAACGGGTTGTCGGCCGAACGGAACTCGACGAGGATGTTCGGCTTGAGCCACATCTGGCCCTGTGAGTTGATCGGCCGCGCCGGCGTCTCGAACAGCTCGGCCGGGATCATCTCGCGCAGGTAGCGCTTCGGCTCCTTGAGCAGCTGCACCGTCGGCGAGACGACCCAGTAGTGCAGCGCCGCGCGCCGGTCGTTGCCGACGCCGACCGCCTGGCGGCCCTTGCCTTCGGCTAGGTCGCGGTAGACCTGCATGACGAAGTCGGCCGCGGCGCCGTTCGTCTTGCCGCCGCGCGTGCCGGCCGACAGCGATTTGAAGCGTGCCCGAGACTGGTGCGCCCGCCGCTGGAACTTGTGCGGCTTATAGGCGGGGCAGAGTTGGACCTGCATCCCGACGGAGCCGTTCGAGCAGATTATCGCCGGCGATCAGCAGATGCTTCAGCGCAGCGCGCAAGCCGCCGATGCTGCCGAACGACTGCTCGGCCAGCTCGAGCGCCGTCTGTAGGCCAGCCTGAACGCCCTCTTCGAAAGCCAGCTTCTCTTGTGGCGTGCGACTCACGCTGCCCTCCGCTCGCCGAGCAGGCGGTCGACCAGCGCCTGCGCCTCGGCCTCGACGACGTCCATCGGCCGGTCGGCGTCGACGCGCACCATGCCTTCGTCACCAGCGAAGCGCCTGTACTCGCGCAGCACCTGGCCCTGGAACTTCAAGAAGCCGTCCTCGTCGCTGAGGTCCGGGTAGAGGTCGTGGCCAGCCTCGTAGTACGAGATCCCCTCGTCGTCGAAGTTCTTCTTCCGCTCGAGCGCCACCGCCGGCTCGAGGTCGAAGAACATCGCCAGATCGGCGTCGGGGCAGAAGCGGAAGACGTCGCGCACGTAGCCGGGGTCCTCTCCGCGCACGACGTCGCGCGCGTAGCAGGTGTACTTCCAGCGGTCGGCGATGACGATGCCGCCCTTGCGCAGGAACGGCAGGATCGTCGCCTGCAGGCGGTCGGCGATGTTGCAAGCCTGCAGGAGCGTGAACGTCAGGGCCGTCAGGCGGTGCTTCTTCTTGGCCTTCTTGAGCGCCTTGCCGGCGACCTTGCTGTCGCTCCACTCGGTCCAGAGGACGTCGCGGCCCTCGGCCTTGAGCCGCTCGTAGACCTTCGCCAGCGCCGTCGTCTTGCCGCTGCCGTCGATGCCCTCGGCGCAGATGATCTTGCCGCTGTACCGCGCCGGCTTGCGCGAGGTGTTGAGGACGATCACGAGCGCCACACGTACTGAAGCTCGCTCTTGCAGGCGACACACATGACCATGAGATTGCGATTCGGCTCTCGCTTGCCGGGTCGCAAGGAGTAGTGGCGGCGCGTGACCTTGATGCGGCCCGACGTCCCGCATTCCGGGCACCGCATCGAGTCGCTCACTTCGAACTGCCGCCGGTGAAGTCCGGCATCAGCACCGTGATCGGCTGGTCGGGGTCGTGGCCCTGGTCGAGCAGCCGCGTCTTCGCCACCGTCATCGGGATATCGTGGGCGATCTGCGCCATGCGCGCCGCCTTGAGCAGCGCCTCCGCCAGCGGCGCGGTGATCTCGACATGCTTCTCGGTGCGCTCGGTCTCGACCTCGCCGGCAGGCACGGTCTTGCCGTCGTCGGTCTCCCAGGCGTCGCCCTTGACCGTCTTGCGCGTCGACTCAAGCTTCAGGAAGCCGTCGGTCGACGCCTTCACCACGCGCTGCGCCTGCGTCATGATGAGCGCCGCCTGGTCGAGCAGCGCCTCGCGCGTGTTCTTCGAGAGCGCCGCCCGGTTCTCCTCGTAGTCGTCGACGAGCCTGCGGTCGAGCACCTTAGCGTAGAGGCCGTGCGTGACCGCGTTGCGGTTGCCGAGCGGCGAGCGGCCGCCGTGAAGACGGCACCGCGTGCGCCCCTTCATCGGCGCCTTCTGGCAGGTGCGATCCTTGCCGCGGAGCTTGGCTCCGCAGCGCTTGTCTGCGGGCTCATGCTCCATAGGGGGTTTCCTGCTTGGCGCCAGAAATGAAAACGCCCCGCTTTCGCAGGGCGCAATAGTGGCAGGTCAAAGATGCAGGGAAGTGAGCAGCTCGCGCAAGAAAAAAGCGACCCATAATGTGAGCTACAGCCAGCCCCGCATCTCGGCGCATTTCACCATGCTCGGGCTCATCGCGTTGAGCCGGCGCCGCACCTGCCAGACCGACAGGTTGAGACGCTCGCCGATCTCGGAGTGCGTCAGGTGGCCAGGGAACGACTTGGCCATGCGCGCGATGCGGCCGTGGTTCTCGTAGCGCACGAACAGCCAGCCTGCCTGCTCGTAATGCCGTCGCATCGACGCGGGGTAGGGGAGCTGGCGCTCACGGCCCGGGAACTTCGTCAGCGACAAGCGCAGGAGCTCGCGGTCCATCGGCTCGAGCGCGTCGAACATCATCCGGGCCTCGCGCTCCTTGACCTCGTACTCCTGCTGCATCTCGTTCTCCTCAGTGTTGGCGTTGCTGAGCGCGTGCCGCGGCGTCTCGCGCACGGGAATTTCCTCGGGGTGCCAGCAGTCGTCGCAGCACTCGCCGATGCACGCCGATCGCTTCGTGCTGCAACTCGAGCACAAGACGTCCATGTGTTCGCGCTTCGACTTGCGGATGCGTTCGCCGCGGTGGTCGGTTGCGTAGAGCTCGGCCCGGTCGAGTGCGCTCATGGAAGTTCCTCCGCTCGGTTGTCGATCCAGTTCTCCAAACGCTCGCAGGCGTAGTCGAGCAGCGTGAGGGCTGCGCACGCGCCGATGAACAGCGCGAGCTCGGCCAGGTCGCGCGGGTCGTGATGCCACCGCAGAACGGTGCGGGTGCGCATCACGACGCCACATCCGCGACGTTACGCAGGGCCAGCCGATGCAGCTCGATGTCCTCGACGAAAATGTCATCGCCGCAGGAGCAGCAGAAGCGCAGGAGGCCGTGACCCGTCTCCTTGCGCACCACCGTGTGGTCCGCGTGCTCATCGCCGGCTGTGGACACGAGCAGCTCGCGCGCAGTCATCGGCGAGGGGGTATGGGCAAAGCGCATTACGACTTGCCCCTGAGTCGCCGCTGTGCGCGCTCGTCGGCCTGCATGCGCAGGATGTCGTTCGTGGTCATCTTGGAGCCGCCGCAGAACGGGCAGACGCGCACCGGCCAGTCGATGCCGCGGCTGGGGATGCACAGCCGTCCAGGCGCGCCTGGGTCGCGCCTGATGAACCGAACGCGCAGGGCGAGCTCGAGCTCATCGCAGCAGCCGATCTCGAGCATCTGCTCGTCCGGCACACCCTCGGGTGCAGTGGACGGCACCAGGCGCAGGACGTGGTGGATGCCGCAGCTGCCCACGCGGCAGAAGACGCATTGCTCTGCCTGGGGCTTGGGGCGCTTGGGGTCGGACGCGCTCACGAGCGCACCCACATATTGGGTCCCGGTACCCAGTAAACCCGGTTGACCCCGCTTGTTCCTATTAGTCTATAACTCTCCTCTCTCCTCTCTCTCTCTCTTAATTTAAGAGAGAGAGGGGGAAGAGGGGTACAGGGACAGTACCGGTTCTCATTCATGTTTTTCTCCCCTGTCTGACGCCCCGGTGCGAATCCACGTCCGGGGTTTGCCTCGCGACTTGTTCGGATTCGATTTCCACGCGCCACTGGCACGGAGAATGCGTGCGACGCGCTTGCTATCGCGGTCGGTCCATTGGTGACGTGGCACAGAGAGCGCGTTGGCCAAGATCTCCTGCACCGTCACCTCCTCGATGAGGCCTTGCCGATCGAGCCAATCGAGCACCGGCATGGCCCACACGTCGCGCGTCGAGTGCTCGTCGTGCACGGGCGCCAGCAAGACCTTCTCCTCGGCGCTCAACCACCAGGGGCACTCGGCAATGTCGCGGCCGCGCTCGACCCAGCCGCGGAAGATGGCGACGGACTCAGCCCAGAGCTGGTCGCGCTGCTCGCGCAGCGTGCGCAGGTCAATCTCGGGGCCGGTGGTGAGCGGCCAATAGCGGCGCTCGCCGGTGGGGTCGTTGAGGAAGCCGCCCTGGTCGTCGGGGTTCCACGTGCCGACGATGACGCCGCCGCGCTTCACGTCGACGGGGAAGCGGGAGAACTTCGGCACGTAGTTGTCCGACTTCGACGAGAGGAACGCCTTGACGCTGTTCTGGTCGCGCGCGCGCAGCAGCGACTCGAGCTCGGCGAACTCTAGGATCCAGGCCTTCCGCATCGTCATGTACGCGCGCACCGAGTCGCTGCTGATGTCGATGGGCGTGTCAACGAACCAGGCGCCGCCGAGCACCTCGAAGAAGCTCGACTTGAGCGCGCCCTGTGGACCGACGAGGACGAAGACGGTGTCGACCTTGCAGCCCGGCTCGAGCGCGCGCGCCACGGCCGAGACGAAGAACTTGCGCACGATGACGTTGTCGATCTGCGTGCCGGCTGCGCCGATGATGTCCGCGGCGACGTGCGCCAGGCGGGCGACGCCGTCCCACTTCAAGGCGCTGAGGTACTCGCGCACCGGATGGTACGGGTGCGCATGGGCGACCTGCTCGACGGCGCGCTCGACGTCGCTCAGCGAGAGCTGCAGCCCGATCTCGTTGTTGTTCTTGTCCACGCCGCCGACGAAGCGCGCCTCGATATTGGCGCGAATGCGCGAGATATCGGCGCTGTGGATGAGCTGGCGACCGACGGTGATGTCGTCGGACATCTCGTTCCGTTCCAGCTCCCGCCCGTCGAGCACGTCGCGCGCGTTCTTGCTGATGATGTCGACCGCCGTCAGGTATGAGCGCGAGCGCCAGGGGCGAAAAGCGCCCTGGGCGGCGGGCTGCGGCGCGGGCTCGGCGTTGCTCGAGCTGGGCGCGGGCGCGCGCGGCGGGGGCGTCGGCGTCGGCGGCCGCTGCGGCGCCGCCAAGTAGCCGTCGGAGCGCAGGACGTCGACGGGCTTGCAGCGTCGGTCGAAGGCCTCGAGGTCTAGCGCATCGCCATGGTAGCCGTTCGCGCCGCGGATGCCGATGCCGTCCGGGTGGTCGGTCGAAAAGCAGTGCCAGCGCTCGGGATCCTCGGGCAGGTGACCGAAGGACTTCTTATCGTGGCACACCGGGCATTCGCCGGAGTGGCGCGGATACTGGCGTCGGTGGTCTGCCGTCCAACGGCTCGCCGCTTGGTCGAAGTCCTGCGCGTGCTCGGGCCGGAGCGTGCGCACCGGGGCCGGCGCCGGCGGTGGCGGGTCCAGGGCGGGCACCGATGCCGCGAGCAGCTCGGGCACCGTGTACAGCTCGCGGCGCATCACCAGCACGTCGGCGTGGCGCTCGACGCCTTTGGCGACCGCATTGGGCGTGAAGAAGAGGCGCGCCAGGTCGAGCATGGGCGCCGTGTCGAGCTTGTAGCCGCTGCCCGCGATGGCCTCGGTGATGAGCGCCGCAGCGCCGCTCGATGCGCGGAGGACCGGATCGCGGTCGCTGCAAGGCGCGTCGAGCATGAAAGCCACACGCGCGCCGTGTGGCGTCAGGTGGAATAGATTGCCGTGAAGCCGGCCGGAGGTGGCGAGACCAACGAGCGCATCGCGGTGCTCATCAGAGGGCACCTGATCCGTCGCATAGTCGATATCGACGCCGATCACGCTGGTCGCCAGCCAGCGCTCCTTGCTCCGGCGGTTGTCCTTCCAGAGGTGGCCACTCCACCACCCCTCTTCCACTGCCGGAAGCGCGCTAAGAACGCGCGCCAATCCTTCTGGGGTCGCGTCCGATAGCCGTTGATACTGGCCGCGCGCGCGAGTCAAGCCAGCGCCGATCGTGATGGCGTACCGATCGCTCATCGCAAACACCGCGCATATGACGCGTACTGATCTCGTAATGGTCGCGCATGCATCTCGTATGAATCTCGTTTATGCTTGCTACAGCGCGATTCAAACGGTATGGAAGCGAGAATGGCGAACAAGAAGGACGCGCACGAGACATCGCGCAAACCGACGGTGATGCTGGACAGGTGGATGGCCGACGCCCTGGATTCGTACGGCAAGCGAATGCTGCCTGGGGTCGAGCTTCCCAGGAGCGCAGTCGTCCATCTGCTGCTGCGGGAGGCGCTCGAAAAACGAGGTGTCACTTTTCACCCGTCGGGCGAGGCTGTCCTTCCTGAGTGAGGATCCCCCGGATAGCCGGCAGCACGTCGTCGAGCGACCGCGCGAGGATGTAGAGGCAGCCCGCCTGCGAGACGCGCAGCTCGTAGGTGACCTGCACTGTGGTCTGCGAGCCTCCGGGCTTCTTGACCTCGATGTCGACTCTCCGACCGCGGACGACGCCGGTGATGTCGGACTGGCCCGGGATGCCGAACCGGATGAGGCGGTCACCGGCGGTGGCTGCGCCGGTGTTCTGCCGCCAGAAGAGGGCGACGAAGTCGGGATCGCCGTGCAGCTTGCCATCGGGCATCAGCACAGCGCAGCGCGGCTCGCGCGACAGCTGCGCGAGGATGAACGTCTGGATGCGGGTCTCGTTCGGGCCGGTCATGCCGCCTCGTTGCCGGCGTGCTCGCAGAAGCTGCACGGCGGACGCGGCGTGATCGAGCAGGTGCAGGACGTCGGCTCCTCCCGGTCGTCCTCGCGCTGGCGCGGCGGCAGCGGGAAGAACGGCCGCGCCGCCGGCTCGATGCCGTCCAGCTCGCCGTCGGCGAAGCGCGGCCACACGCCGAACGTCTCGCGGTACTGGTGAGACGCGAAGCCGAGCTTGAAGCCCTTCTTCTCGGCGACCTGGCGTAGCCGGAGGAACTCGGCCGCCTTCTCCTCGCGCGTGGCGGCGGCGGCGCGGACGATCTGGCGATCGGACAGCTCGCGCGTGAGCCCGATCTCGGCGCGGTGACCACGCAGCTTCTGAATCTGCGCCTTCGTCAGCCGCGTCCCTTCGACGCGCTCGAGCTCGGCGCGGCCTCCGCTCTCCGAGCGCTCCTCTGGCAGCGCGATGAGCTCGCCGCACTTCGGGCAGAGGCCATTCTTGGTGCGGTTGAACACCGCGAAGCACGCAGGGCAGGTGCGCGCCGCGATGACCTTCGCCGGCGTCGCCGTCAGCGAGTAGTCGCGCACATCATCGGGTAGCCCGTGGCGCAGCAGGTTGCCGGCGTGGTCGTGGATCAAGGCGCGCTGCTTGCCGGTCTCGGGCGACGGCCGCAATACGCGCCCGATCATCTGCAGGTGCAGCGACAGCGACTTCGTCGGCCGCGCCAGGATGCAGACCTCCGCCGCCGGCGCGTCGAAGCCCTCGGTGAGCACGCCGACGGACGCCAGGACCATTAGGTCGCCGCTGCGGAAGCGCCGCATCGCCTCGTTGCGCGGCTCGCTGGGCGTGTTGCAGTCGATGTGCTCGGCGACAACGCCGGCCGCGCGCAGCTCGGCGACGAGCGCCTGGCTGTGCTCGATGTTGACGGGGAAGAGGATGGCGCGCCGGCCATTCGCGTGCGTCAGGTACTCGCGCACCACCGAGCCGACGAGAACCTGGGTATTGCAGGCCAGCGCCAGGTCCTTCTGGTTGAAGTCGCCGGCGGTGACCTTGACCTGGTGCAGGTCGGGCGCGTCGTAGGCGAAGGCGTCGTAGTCGACGAGCGCACCGCCGCGGATGAGCTCGGCTGGCGTGGTCGCCAAGAGCGACGTCTCGTAGATGTCTGCCAGGCCGATGCGGTCCGAGCGCCACGGCGTCGCCGTCAGGCCGATGACCACCGCGTCGGGATAGGCGTCGACGATCTTGCGATAGGTCTCGCTCGCCGCGTGGTGGCACTCGTCTACGATGATGAGGCCCGCGGGCGGCTTGCGGTCGAGACGGCGCGCCAGCGTCTGCACGCTCGCCACCTGCGCCGGCAAGTAGTCGTCGCGCCGCGGGTCGTTGGCCATGATGACGCCGGCCTTGATGCCGAAACGCGCCAGCTTCTCGACGGTCTGGTCGATCAGCTCGCGGCGATGCGCCAGGAACAGGCAGCGCGTGCCGCGCGCGATCGCCGACTGAATCATCGCCGACGCGACAACGGTCTTGCCGCCGCCCGTCGGCATTACGAGCACCAGGCGGCGGCGCCCGGAGCGGATCAGCACGCGCAGGCCGTCGATGGCCTCGATCTGGTACGGGCGAAGCGAGAGCAGCTGGCCGACGTTCACGGCTTCGCCTCGCAATGAATGCAGTGGCCATTAGGACCGTACGTGTGTCGGCATGCCGTCGACCGTGGCACTGCGTCGTACACTTCGGCCGCACCAGCGGCGATGCGCATGTCCCGCACCAGCTCGGCCGACTGCGGCGTGCGCTTCTCCTGGTCCTCCTTCTCGGCCAGGCGCACGGCGAGCGCCAGGGCTGCGTGAATGGCGGCGTCCACGCTATGCCACAAGCTCGCGGAGCTTGGCCCAGGCGTCGTCCTTGGAGAACCACCCTTTGTCCACGAAGCGCACAAGGGCGCGGACATCGGCAAGCGCGGCGGGATGCGGCTCGACGAGCGTCGCTTCGACGACCGCCGTCGGCGCAGCGGCCGCTGGCACGAGCGCCTTGGACTTCTTCGGGACCAAGGCCTTGCGCTTCGTCGGCGTCGCCGGCATCAGGTCGCGGGCCGAGGCCTCTTTGCGCTTGGCGTCGCGATAGGCGACGACGGAGCTCCGCAGGAACTCGAGCGGCGCGCGCGAGCCGAACTTGTCCTTCTTCGCCAGCTCCAGGACGTTCGACACGCTGCAGCCGGCCAGCTGCGCGGCTTCCGCCGACGAGATCCATTCCTTCGCCATCTCGATGTTCTCCTTGCTGGTGGTGATGCGGGCGCCGCCGTGCTCGGGGCAGCCGTAGTTGACCTTCGACGCGGTGCGCGCGCAGAGGCAGTCGAGCATCGTCCGCGTAGCCGGCAACGTGAACGGCTCGGTGCCGGCGCCGGCGGGCAGCTCGACCTGGGTGTGCTGGTAGCTCCCGACCGTCGGCGCTGGCTCCGGTTCCGGTTCGGTCTCGGCCACGGGCTCGGCGGCGACCGTCGGCATGCTGAGTCCCTTGGGGGCCATCGTCAGCTTGCCGAGCTCGCAGGCGCGGGCGATGGCGGCGTCGAGGTCGGCGAACGTCCAGTTGCGGCGCATGGCCCATACACGCAGCGAGACCGGCATCGCCGGCTGCTTCATGGCGCCGACGGCTATGGTGACTTCCTTGGCGCGGGAATCGAGATCAGCGCTCATTGATCGCCTCCTTCAGCTGCTTCGCCCTCTGATTTGCCGCGCAGTCGCCGCCGCAGTCGCAGGCCTGCGGCACGCCGGTGGCGCGCTCGACCAGGCGGCCGCGCTTGAATGGGCTCGACCAGCACGCGTCGCAGGCCACGATGCTGTGCTCGCGGCCGGACGCGCCGCCGTTACCACAGCACTCGCAGGTGCGGCCGCCGGCCTTGCTCACGGCTTGACCGGCGTGAGGCGGACCCGCAGCGCCGCCGCGTCCGCCCGCTTGCACTCGGCCGAGCAGTACATGCCGCGCGCGATCGCCTTCAGGCACGACGCGCAGTGCTTCTCGACGCGCTCTGTCTGGCTCATAGAGACCTCCCGGAACGCAAGCGCTGCCGCTCTGAAGCGCACTGCTTGCAGCTCCTGTTTTTGAATTGAGCGCCGTCGACAGTCAGGTCATGACCACCGACGCAGGTATCTTTCTTCTTCATGCCGCGCCGGCTGTTCTCGCGCGGGGTCACGACCTCAAGATGGTCAGGACGGACGCATGCGCGGTTCAGGCACAGGTGATCGAGCACCATGCCAGGAGGCACGGGGCCGACTTCCCACTCGTAGGCGACGCGATGCGCGGCCTGGTAGACGCCATCGATGCGAATGCGGCCATATCCGTCGGGCGCTGTCCCCTCCCACTCCCAGCATCCTTCTCGACGAGAAACCCGAGAAAGAAAACGTAGCTTGTCGCTGACGCCCTTTCGGAACCGACTCCCCGGAAACGGGCACAGATCCAATGCCAGCACGGCTACCTCCTTCACGCGCGATACCGATGCACAACGCGGTCGGACAAAACAAAAGCCGCGCCCTCGCGAGCGCGGCCTCGAATTACCTACGAAACGCGTTCGGCTCGAAGCCGCCGCGCAGCGCCGCCCGCTTCATGACGTCCTCGCCGACGCCGCCGGCGGCGAGCAGCTCGGCCTTGAGCGCGCGCAGTTGCTCGGCCTCGGTCGGCAGCGCGCGGGGCTCAGGCCGCTTATATCCCCACTCGCGCGCCAGCTCGGCCAAGAACACCTCGCGCGCCTCCCAATTCAGAAAGCCGAGGAAGTCGAGGAACGCGCGCTGCGTATCGCCCTTGGTGTCATCGGCGCGCCGCACGCGGCGACTGACCTCGTCCTTCCCTTTCCCCATCGCGCAGGCCAGCTCGACCACGCCACCGAACTTCTCGACCGCAGCCTGCAGCGCCCGGTAGACGCCAGCAATGGCGTCAGCTTCCGTCGGAGAAGCGGACACTTGCAGTTCGAGCTGAACTGGCCCCCCATCGCCCCCCGCGTTCGGTTGGGGGTGCGTTGGGGGTCGGCCTTGGGGCAAATTTTTTTTCGTGGACATCACCAGCCCCCCGAACGAACGAGGTCGCGGTCGTCGACCGTCGCGGCGAACCACAGCAGCGCGAGCACCGGGAAGAGGCAGCGGAGGGCGCGCATCAGGCGGCCCTCTTCTTCGACGGCTTCTTGGCGAACACCAGCTCAGCGGCCGTGAGCCGAACCCGGCCCTTGAGCGCTGCGACAATCGCTTCGGCCACCTCGGGACTGGTGCGTCGCCTGAAGCTGCAGATCTGGCTGATGGTCGACTGCGCCAGCAGCAGAGGGCTGCCGTTTGGCCGAACCCGACGAAGGTCCGCCACCATCTCGGACAGCTCCTGCTGCGAAATACCCGCCTCCGAGATAGCCGCCGCCAGTGGGTGCATGATTTAGCGATATGTCATTAGGCAATAAATGTCAACATCGGAAAATAGCGTAATACAATATCCGTCTGAGCTTATTGCAAATAGCGATATCGTTGATAGGGTCCGGAAGGTGGCCGGACCGACGGAGACAGCCGATTTTCAGGTGACCTATCGGGCCCTAGTCGGACAATTCATCCGAAGGGGACGGAAGGCGCGGCGCTGGACGCAGAAGAAGATGGAGGACGAGACCGGCATCAGCCAGGGTGACCTGAGCTCGTTCGAGTCCGGCAAGAAGAACGTGTCCGCTGACCACATCGATGCGATCCTGGCGGCGTTCGAGACGGACGCGCGCGCGATGATCCTCGAGCTGGCGAAGATGGTCATTGCCCCCGGCCTGGAGGGGGTCGTGGTACCGGGCAATGCCGATGTCGATCGCGTTGCGGCCACCGTGAAGCCGGCTGCTCCCACGCACGGCATGCGAGAGCCGCCGCCGGAGGCCGTAGCGCCGCCGCCTCCGCCGACGCATACGCTCGCCCGAGAAGGCTATCGGAAAAAGGACCCGCCGATTCCGACTGGCGTCAGTGGCAAGCGGCCGACGACCCGCCGTGGCGGGTAGGCGGCTTCGGATCGCGCTCGACGATTACCGGCACCCCCATCGCTTCCTCGGCAATCGCGTCAAGCTCTGTGTCGAGTAGGTAGGCGTCGACCTGCAGGTGCTCGACCAGCGCTGCAGTGCCCATATTCGTGAAATAGGGCGTAGCGACGATGATCCGCACGTCTCTATTGAGTCGCCGGAGCTGGAAAATCAGCTCCACTACCTCAGCATCCGCCCCTGGCGGCGACCAAATCACGGCCACGCTCGGCCAGTGCTGCTCCGCAAGCACCGCACCTTGACGGTAGGTCTGCGCGCGAATCGCCTCGCCGAGCGGAGCCAGCCGCTCGCGCAGGCCGTGGCGCACGTCTTCGTTCGGAGAGATCACCAGCACCGGCATCCGAAATCCCCCTTCCACCTGTAATTCCTAGCCTATTTCCCACGGTTCCCACCATGCGACAAAATGCCGCACGTCGGAATATCGCATTACGCAATTTTTCTCTTGACCAGAATATTGCCTAATGCGATAACCAACTCATGTCGAACGCCACTCGGACCTGCCTCAAGTGCGACGCCGCGGTGCGCTTCCTGCTGTGCGACCGGCACTACGCCGAGACGCCCTTCAGCGAGGAGCCGATTGCGGTGAGCCATGAGCAGGTGATGGCGCCCGTGGTCGGGCTGCCGGTGGTCGTCGAGAACATGGGGAGGTTCTAATGGACTTCGACGGCGACGTGACGGTGATGGCGAAGGCGCTTGATTGGGTGCCGCCGCCGCTGGTGCCCGAGGGCCCGATCGACAATGACGAGCTGGCTGTCGCATGGGTTCTCGACGGCGCGCCCGGTGTCCAATGATGCTGCGCGCGAATGCGATCGCAATCGCGGAAGCCAATCGCAAGGCGCGTCGCGAGGGCTGCACGCAGGCCGACCACGCCGCGCTGAAGGCCAGCGAAGAGGCGTTCCTGGCCGGAACGCAGCGCCTCCCGCATCTGGCCAGCGAGGAGACGTACACCGAGTCCGACCTGGGCGGATTCGACCACTGGCGCAACTGCCTCAGGTGCAGCTCGACGCTGATCCGGCACGTGCGCGCGCGCCCAGTCGACGCGCCCAAGCTGCCCGACGCGGCGAAGGTGCCGGACGCGCCGCCGATGTGCGAGTGCCAGCGGCCGGTCGGATTGTGCGACTGCCGTGTGCTGTTCGGACGGGGCCGCCGATGAGCGGCAAGGAGGGGACCATGGGCGTGATGCGGGATACGTCGGAGTCGGTTGCGACGCAGCGCCGGCTCGAAGTCGTGGTGCAGCAGCTGCTGGAGGCGTTCGGCGCGCGCGGCCGAGCGTTCTACTTCGGCATCAACGACGCCGACCAGTGGGCCGAGCTTCAGCTGTGGGCGGCGGGCGCGCGGCGAAGCGTCGAGGTTGCCGCCGGCAAGGCAGCGGAGGCCATCCACATCGACATCGGCGGCACCGAGGTGCATGTGCAGGGGCCCGTGCGCGAGGCGACGATGGACGACTACCGGCGCAAGCGCGAGCAGGAGCAGTGCTGATGCCGCGCTGGACGGACGATGAGATCGAGCGCGCCATCGTGTGCAGCGACACGCCCACGTGCAACGAGGTGCCGGCGCCTAACGTGCTCGCCGAGATGCGCGCAGCCATCCGCGCCGAGCGGCGCGCGTGGATGGCGCGGCGCGTGGCGCACGCGCTGAGCGTCGGCGGCATCTGCGCCGGCTACGTCTCGCTGGTGCTGCATCTGGTGCATCGGTGACGCCGCGCATCCCGGTCGAGTTTGCCGGCGCCGCGCGCCGCCCCGCTGGTCGCGTCGGGATCGTGGCCGTCATCGTCTTGTGCGTCGCGGCATATGTGCTGGGCGCGCTGATTTTTGGAGGGAAGTGACCAATGCCGATCGAGCTGATGACCGAATCGCGCGGACAAGTCGCTCGCCGCTGCCTGCGCGAGGAGAAGCTGCGCTACGTCGACGGCATCGTGCCGGCGGCCACGGCCGATCAGCTGCGATTCGGCACGCTGTGGCACCACGGTCTGGAGATGTGGTGGGGCATCGAGGATGTCAACAACAAACTCGCCGCCGCGATCATCTGCATGGAGAAGATGGCCACGCCAGAAACCGACGCCTACGAGCTGGCGCGTGCCGAGGCCATGATGGAGGGCTACCACGCGCGCTGGTCGGGCGAGCAATTCGAAGTGCTCGGCGTCGAGGTCGAATTTCGCGCGCCGCTGATCAACCCCGAGACGGGCGCGCGCAGCCGCACGTTCGACCGAGCCGGCAAGATCGACGTCATCGTCAGCGACGCCACCGGCTGCTGCTTCATCATCGAGCACAAGTCGAGCGGCGAGGACATCGGGCAGGGGTCGAGCTTCTGGGCGCGTCTGCGCATGGGCGGTCAGGCCGCCGGCTACATCCGCGGCGCCGAGTCGCTGGGCTACCAGCCCGATGGCGTCGTCTACGACGTGGCGCGCAAGCCAGACTTGCGCCCGTACAAGGCGACGCCGATGGAGCAGCGCACGTACACCAAGCCCAAGTACAAGCTCTGCCCGGAGTGCAAGAAGAAGAACCCGGCGCCTCTGCCGCACGTCATCGACGGTATCGAGTGCCAGCCGGGCACGGAAGAGGACCCGCGCCGTGTGCTCTGCACCGACCCGGGCGGCGAGCTGCACGCGACGCATCGCGAGCATGACGAGACGGTCGACGAATACCGCGACCGCGTGCGCGCGGCCATCGCCGCCGACCCTGACCGCTACTACCAGCGTGGCCTCGTCGTTCGGCTCGAATCGCAGATGGCCGAGGCCGACGCCGAGCTCTGGCAGCTCGGGCAGACGCTGCGCGAGTGCCATCGGCTCGGCCTGGCGCCTCGCAATACCGACGCCTGCCAGCGCTACGGCAACACGTGCGCCTACTTCGCCATCTGCGCCGGCGAGGCGAGCGCCGACGATTCCAGGTTCACGCGGCTGTCCTGGCCGCATCCAGAGCTGACCAGTCCGAAAGAGGAGGACGAAATGGAGAACGAACATGGCAACGCCGCGTAGGCCGACCGCTGCGGCTGCCGCCGCCGCACAGACTTCGCCGATGGAGCGCCCGACGCGCATGCGCGTGTCGAACGCGACCAAGGGCATTGTCGAGGTGCCAGACCGCATTCTGCTGTACGGCGTCGAGGGCATCGGCAAGTCATCGTTCGCGGCGAAGGCGCCGCGGCCGATCTTCATCGAGACGGAGCCCGACGGCACGGCGCGCATCGACACGCAGCGGATGCCCAAGCCGCTTTCATGGGGCGATGTCATCGACGGCATCGACTCGCTGACGCTCGACCCGCACGATCACAAGACGCTCGTGGTCGACACACTCGATGCGGCCGAAGCGATGCTCTGGCGGCACATCTGCCAGCGCGACGACAAAGCCAACATCGAGGCTTACGGATACGGCAAGGGCTACGTGGTCGCGCTCGACGAGTGGCGCGTGTTCCTGGCGCGCCTCGAGCGGCTGCGGCGCGAGCGCAAGATGGGCGTGATTCTCATCGCGCACAGCTGGATCAAGCCCTTCAAGAATCCCGAGGGCGACGACTTCGACCGCTACCAGCTCAAGCTGCACGACAAGACGGCGGGGCTGCTCAAGGAGTGGTGCGACGCCGTTCTGTTCGCCAATTACGAGACGTTGACGTCGAAGGAAAGCGAGAAGTCGAAGGCCAAGGGCGTGTCGACCGGCGAGCGCATCGTGCACACGCAGCGCACGGCCGCCTTCGATGCCAAGAATCGCTATGACCTGCCCGAGACGCTGCCGCTCGACTACGCGGCGTTCCTCGAGGCCATCAAGACCAAGCAGACCGACGCCGCGGCGTCGAAGGAAGGTTGATCATGGGATACGGCGACAGCTACGGGCAGGATGAAGGCGCACGCAACACCCCCGACATTCCCGAGGCTACCTACCGCGCGCGCGGCGCGATCGGCTCCGCGCAGCTCGGGCACACGAACGACGGCGCTCCGCAGTTGGCGGCGGCGTTCATCATCTCCGAGGGCGAGCACGCCGGCAAGTCGGTGCCCTGGTACGGCTACTTCACCGACAAGACCAAGAAGCGCACGCTCGAGTCGCTGCGCATCGCCGGCTGGTCGAACGACGACATCGGCGACATCGAAGGGTTTGGCGACACCGAAGTCGACATCGTTGTCGAGCATAACGAGTGGGACGGAAAGGTCACGGCGCGCGTGGCCTGGGTCAACCGCGCCGGCAGTGGCGGCGTGGCACTGCGCAACCCAATGAGCGACGCCGAGCGCAAAGCGTTCGCCGCCAAGCTCAAGGGCGACGCGGTCATGTCGCGCAAGACGGCCGGCGTGCCGGCGCAGCAGAAGCCGGCGCCGAAGGCGAAGCCTTCGCCCAATGCCGCGCCGACGTCGGAATTCCCGGCCGCGGCTGACGACGATATCCCGTTCTAGAAAAGGCAGGTTCGACTCCTGCTCGCTGGCCGAGGTCGGGTGAGAAGAGAGGCGGTTCGACTCCGCGAAGTGCTCCCGGTGAAGCAAATGGCCCGCGTGGCCCCGGCGATACGGGGCGGTTTTCCCCTGCGCCCATGAGGTGCGGTAGCGCGTCGGTAGTCCGCGGGCAATGGCGGCGCGTGATTGCGGGTTCGACTCCCGTCGCGGGGGCCATGGAAACGAAATTGACGCCGGCCACGGTGTGCCGCTGCGCCAGCTGCGGCGGAGTGGTCGATGGGCCGCACCAGTGCCCGCGGTCGGAGCTTGAGCGCGTCGTATTCGCGCTGCTGCGCCGGCGGGAGATCTGGGAGCGCGTGAACAAACGGAGGGGACGTTGACGACCGAAATGGATCCGCTGTCGGCCGCGCTGATGAAGGTGCAAGCCTACGAGCGGCAGATCGTGGCGTACGAAGCCGAGTATGCGGCTGAGAAGCGGCGCGCTGATGAACTGCAGGCCGAGCTGCGCCAGGCGCGGGCGACGATCCTAGGCTATTCGGCGACCATCGACCAAGCCGCAGCCGAGCTGCGCCAAGCGCGGGAGGAACTTGACCGCACGCGACAGGCGGCAATGAATTCGAACCTGCGTGAATCGAACGCGCTCGCCCGTATTGAGCAATTACAGGCCGCCCTCGGGCGCGCGGTCGCGGCGCTGCAAGTCGCGTTGCCATACCTGGACTCGGTTTGCAACGTCACGGCGCACCGGATGGAGCAGGACCGCGCCACGCTGCGCGCCATCCTCGCCGACCCGACGTGCGCCGCCGCTGGCGAGGCGTGGCGCGAATTCATTGATGCTGCAATTGCCGCTCGCGATGCTCTTTTGTGTGGTCGGGAAACTATCGGCGCTAATACGGAGTTGGCGGCGTTTCGGACTGACCACGAAGTAGCCGGTGATCGACTCGCTGCCGTGCTCGCCAAGGTCGACGCGCGGCGCGGTGCCAATGGAGGTTCGAAATGAAGGAGATGTCGATCAGGGCCACCGAGTGCGACGTCTGCGAAGAGCACAAACTGTGCTGGCATGTCTCTTTGGCGGATGTGTGCGCGGCATGCCTTGAAACAGCGAGCGCAGTAATCCAGAAGGTCGACGATTTTGGGTTCATCGAAACATCGACAAAGGCGCCGAGAAGGGTCGACGCGCGGCGCGGGGGCGGAAAGTGATGTCGAAAATCATCGTCGCAGTCGAGGACGCGCCCGCGCGCCCGATCCCGAAAACCGAGTCCGAGCCGCTGCACGCCTGGATGGCGAAGCATCGCGACCACGGGCGCGCCGGGCCGTGGTTCGACGCCACGATCGGCGAGTACCACACCTGGCGCTGCAGCTGCGGAGAGCGCTGGCAGTGCAAGGAAGTCGAACGAATCGCGCGCCCGCACTGGTGCACGGAAAGGTAAGGAACATGAAGGTCAATCCCAATCGCCTCCAGCGCGGCGACCGCCGCGGCCAGCTGACGTACCTTGGCCCGGCGATGAATCCCAAATTCGCGCGCGATCGACCGGGCACATGGGCGTGGTTTCACTGCACGTGCGGCACCGTCAAGAAGA